TCAGGGAAATATTAGGACTCAAAAACGCTTACACGAAAGCCGAGTTAGCGAAACCCTTTGTCATGGTTCGAATAGTTTTCCGGCCCGACTACAACGACAAAGAAGTCAAGAAGCAGTTAATTCAGGCGCATATTCAGAGCATGACCGGTATTTACGGTAAACAGGTTATGGATGGAGCCGTTCAGGAATCAGAGCCAATTGATATCACTCCTATACACAACAAAGAGGATGATCCCCCCGATCCTCCGGACGACAATAAGCCGGACCCTCCTCCGACACCGGAAGAAAGCCAGATTCTTGACTTCCAAAACGGAGACGTTCACGAACAAGCTAAGTCGCTCACAATTCTTGCGGATCGCAAAGGCTACGATCTTCCGGCTTTCCTGCAAAGATCAAAGATTAAAATCCTGGCCGAATTAACTGCCGGCCAGAGAGTGAACCTTTTTAAGAGCCTTTTAAATTTACAGGATAAAGCCAAAGACGACGACATTCCCTTCTAAATTGCTGAAAGGATTATACCCATGAAAATACTTCATTACGCCGATGCCCATTTGCGCGACAAAGACATCGAAGAGGCTGAAAAATGCCTTAACTTTCTGATTGAAACCGCGCGATCAGAGAAAGTTGATCTTATTATTAACGCCGGAGATACCTTTGATTCGCAGGAAATCAAGCTGGACTCAAAAGCTGCAAGGCTTGCAGTCAGAGTTGTTTCCGAACTGGCTGATATCGCGCCGGTTGCGATTATAATCGGGACAAGCTCGCATGATGGTAAATCTCCGGAAATCCTGCGATTCGCAAAAGGCATGTTCCCGGTTTATGTAGCTTCAATGCCTGAGCAGATATTCTTTTTCGGGCATGGCTTTTATAAGAATATGGATGGATGCACAGCGAAACCCGACGCGATCATCACTCTCATACCGCAGCCAAATAAACAATTTTTCCAGACAAATTCCGGTATTGCCGACAGCGATCAGGAAATAGGTAATGCAATGTCGGGGCTTTTTTCTGGTTTCGGGGTTCAGGCGGAGGGTTTTGATTGCCCGCATATCCTTGTCGGGCATTTTAACGTGTCTGGGGCCATGCTTTCCAACGGGCAGGTCCGGACAGGGATGGATATTGAGGTTTCCGTCGAACAAATAATGTTTGCGCGGCCCGCTTTAATCTGTCTCGGCCATATCCATAAAGCCCAGGAGTTAGGACATCGATCTCATGCTTTTTACAGCGGATCTCTTTACCATCAGAATTGGGGCGAAATGGAAGCCAAGGGGTTTTATGTCCATGAGATTGACGCCCTGGGTCCCACTTCACGTTTTATTGAAACTCCTGCAAAGAAAATGACAAGGTTCAGTCACGACTTTACGGAAGGTTCCGGCCCAGTTGATTTTTCCATTGGAGACATTAACGGTTCATTTATCAGGCTGGATTGCAAGGTCTGGCAGGATGAAGCCGGAGCCATAGACAAAGATGCAATCACTCAGGAGCTGCTTGCATCCGGCGCCCTCGATGTCGATATCCGTATCGTCAGAATTCCCCGCCAGAATGTACGATCAGAAGCGGTGCTCAAATCTGAAACCCTCAGAGACAAGATACAGAAAATGGCCGAACTCAAAGAGGAAGAGGTTGAATGGTCTATTCTGATGAAGGCAGAACTTCTGGAAGATATGTTATCAGATGATCTGATTCAGGCGGTAGGTAATGGATGAAAACTCAATAAAATTATTCGGGTCTAAAATAACTGATGATTGGGGAACTCCTGAATATCTGTACAAGCAACTTGATACCGAGTTTCATTTTAACTTTGACCCTTGCCCGCTACATGCTGATTTTGATGGCCTGAAAATAGACTGGACCGGCAATGTCTTTGTGAATCCACCCTATTCTCAAGTCAAGGCATGGCTTATTAAGGCTCAGGCGGAACTCAATAAAAATGCTGATGTCATAGTTTTTCTGGTGTTTGCCAATACAGATACGGCATGGTTTCACGATTACGTTTATGGCAAAGCGGAATTGAGATTTTTGAGAGGGCGTATTAAGTTTGTCGGGTTTTCAAAGGCGGGAGCAATGCGTCCTTCAATGTTGTGCATATTCAGGAAACAGGGGGTTTTATGATAATAGAAAAACTACGATTAAAAGGCTTCACTGGCATCCAGAAAGGGCTTGGCCTGGACGAGATAGAAATAGACTTCAAGAACATTTCCGGCCTTGTCGCTTTTGATGGAATGAACGGAGCGGGGAAATCTACTGTCCTTGAGAATTTGGGGCCGTACAATCAGTTAGCTTCAAGAGAAGGCGCTTTATTCCGGCATGTATATTTGAGGGATTCCGAGAAAGAACTCTCTTTCAGCTATCAGGGCCATCATTACAAAACTCTATTAAAAATAGACTGCGATTCTGAAAAGTCCGAAGGATATATCTGGCTGGATGGGGAACCGGTTGTAAACGGGAAAATATCCGCATACGCAAAATACATGAAAGACCTCTTCGGATCTCCGGAGCTTTTTTATAATTCTGTATTCTGCTCACAGAACGCAAAAAAACTATCAGATCTGACGACAGGTAAGCTCAAGGAGTTGTTTTCTGAATTCCTGCGCTTAGACCGTCTTGTCGAATACGAGAACACCGCGAAACAGTGCGCGAATGTAATTAATGGGAAAGCGAGTCAGGTTGATATCCGGATCGCGGCACTCAAAGAAAAGCTGTCAGGAATTGAGCAGGCCCGGAAAGATATCGAAACGCATGAGCGAGAACATATTTCTTTTGTTGCTGATCTTGACTGTAAAAAAGCGGAGCTCATTTCCTACCGGGAACTTGTTGAAAAGCTCAAAGAAAAGTTGGCACAAAACACAATCGCAATTCAGCGCCGGGCAGATATCGCGGAAAATATTGGCAAGCTGCAGAAAGAGTTAGATGCAGAGAAATCAGGGGCGGAAACAGAGATCGAAGTCTTAAAAGTGAAATATCGTGAGGTTTCTGCAGAACTGGCAAAATTCGAGGCCGTGATATCAATCCAGGACGCAATAAACGAGGCGGGTGATACAGAGGCATGGCTCAATAATCAGGTATTGGATCTTAATAAAATTGTTGAGCAGCTTACCGAAGAAATTTCAAAAAGTCTGGCTGAAATTCACAGGCTTGAATCTGAATTGCTGATTAAAAGACAGTCGGTAAGGGATCTGGATAATGATCCAAAACTCACCGAGCTTACCCGGTTGATTCTTCAAACTCAAAACGACATTGACAGCAAGTTGATATCTCTTCGGAATCTGGATAATGACCGCAAACTATACGAGCTTGAAAGCGCGATTAAACAGCACAAGGAAAGCATTAAAAAACTGGCTTTCAGAGATCCCGGGTGTCCAGAGGGTGAAAATTCCTGTCTGTATATTAAAGATGCCCTCGCTGCCCGTGATGCGCTTCCCGGAGCCGAGGTTGAATGTGGGGAAAGAAAAGCCGAGGTCGAAAAGGAACGGTCAGACATACAGATTGAAATTGATATTTTAAAGGGCAAAAACAAACTGAATGAACAGGATGCGGATACCAGACTGCAAGAAAATATTACCAAACAGGCAGCGTTATCGGACGGGGCCACAACAATAGAGAGGTTAATAAAAGCCGTAAAACATCTCCACCTTCAATATTCTGACCAACTAAAAATCACGAAGGGAAATATTCAAACCTCTCAGAAGAAACTGGCAGAAGTCAAGGCTCTTTCGGAACGCAAAGCAGAACTGGAAATAGCAATTATCCGGAAAGCCGATATCACAGCCAAATTAGAGGAAATAACCGCAGCAGGGAAAACACTCCGGGCCACATGGACAGAGAAAGAACAGGCCAAATTGCAGCAGATTCAGGAGCTTGTTATTAAGCAGGCTGAAATTGACAAGGACATTAATCACGGCGCCGAAACCGAACTCGCAATAGCAAAACAAAATATCGAAGACGCCGAAAAACAACTCCCATTAATTGAAAAAAAGATTGCCGAAGTCCGGGACCTGATATCGAAAGCCAACCATGATTTATCAAGTATGCTCGATGCCGAAAAGGAACTCTTGGAAATACAGGGGCAGAAAGACCTGCTGGTAAGAAACGCCTCAGAATGGACTTACCTGAGGAATGCTTGCTCGAAGAACGGGCTACAGGCTTTGGAAATAGACGGTGCTGCACCCCTGATCACTGGTTATGCCAACGATTTATTATCTCAGGCATTCGGGCCTTTATTCTCTGTTAAGTTCAGGACGCTTGACGACGATGGCAAAGAATGTCTGGACATAGTGACAATAGCAGACGATGGAACCGAGGTTTTGCTTGAAAATCTTTCCGGAGGCCAGAGGGTATGGATCTTAATGGCTCTCAGGTTGGCCATGACGTTATTAAGTCAGGAGAAATCAGGGCGAGTGTATGAATCGGCTTTTGCCGATGAAATGGATGGTCCCTTAGATCCCGATAATTCGATAAACTTCGTAAAGATGTATCAGGCTTTTATGCAGATAGGGAAATTCAAAACCCTGTATTTTATATCACATAAGCCATCTTGCAGGAACCTTGCTGATCATATTCTAAAGTTTGAGGCAGGGGAAAATCCGACATGGGCATGAACCCTGTCTTCACCGGCACAATAGAAAAAGGCAAGCTGAAACTCGATAATCCTCATAAATATATTGTGAGACTGGCTGCACTCGAGGGCAAAAAGATTGAACTGATTTTAAGACTGCCGAAATCAAAGCGTTCCCTACAGCAGAATGCCGCGTACTGGGGAATTGTAATTGAGATTTTAAGCAATCATACAGGGTTTGACAAGGACTCAATGCACGACGCTTTAAAGGTTAAGTTTGCCAGTAAAATTGATCCGGAAACCGGGCTGACAATTACCGAGAGCACGGCCAAGATGGATACAAAACGGTTTATTGAATACTATGAACAGATTCAAAGGTGGGCTGCGGAATTTTTAGGCTGTTATATTCCGAACCCTAACGAAATTGATTATCAGGATGGGGATTTTAGATAAATGGAGGATAAATATGGGAGCGGCAATTAATTTAACGGGCACCAGGGTGAACAGGCTAACTGTTATCCGGCGCCACGAAGAAAACACGAGATATGGCAGTTATAAGTGGGTGTGCCGCTGCGAGTGCGGTAAGGAGGCGATTATTGCAGCCGGAAACCTAAGGTCTGGACATGCGGTTTCGTGCGGTTGCGTTCGAAAACCTCATAGTGGATTTGGTACCAGGATTTATGGAATTTGGAAGGGGATGAAGGAGCGGTGCCTTAACCCGAAATCAGAATCATTCATACATTATGGAGGCCGGGGAATTAAGGTTTGCGAAGAGTGGATGGCGTTCGTTCCCTTTCGTGATTGGGCACTTGCAAACGGCTATTCCGATGATCTTCAGATAGACCGGGAAGCTGTCGATGGAAATTATGAACCGGGCAACTGCCGTTTTGTAACAGGTACGGTGAATAATCAGAACAAAAGGACAACAAAACTTAATGACGAGAGGGTTAGGGAAATCCGTAAACTACTTAATGAGGGCAAGAAACAAAAAGAAATAGGCGCTATATACGGCGTTCCACAAAATGCAATTTCTCAGATAAAGAGCGGGAAGCTATGGGGGAGCATTCAATAAATGTTACGCAAACATCAGCAGGAATTTCAGCAGATAATTGACCAGATAATAGCGAGCTCTCAAACAAGAAACATCGTTGTGTATGCAACGCCCGGAGCCGGAAAGTCAGCAATTCCCATGCAGGCCGGAAAACTGATATCGGCAGGACTGGCAGACAAGATTTGCTGGCTATGCCCTCGGTCGTCTCTTCAGGATCAGGGAGAAAGAAACTTCATAAGCCCTTTTTTCAGGGAAATGATCGGCCACAATCTTTTAATAAGATCATCAACAAACGAAATCGATCCATGCCGGGGGACAGACGGTTTTATAACGACACTACAGGCAATAGCGGTTGATAAATATTCCACTGTATTAAATGAGCTTCGGCGCCGGAGATATATTCTTGTAATTGATGAATATCATCATCTTGAGGCTGAAGACGGTGAATGGATGAAGGCTGTTTTGCCTCTGTATGAAGCGGCGCGATACAGAATATTGCTCACCGGCACCTTGGGCCGTGGCGATAAAAAGAAAATTGCCTTTACCCCATACCGACAATCGGGGGATTGCCTCTTACCCGATTTGGAAGGTGACAGCGAAACCCATTTTATTGAGTATAGCCGAACTGACGCGCTGGCTGACAAAAGCATAATTCCTCTGGAATTCGTATTGCATGATGGACAGGCGAGCTGGGAGAAAAACGGAAAAGAAAAACGATCAAAGATTTCAACGGCAACGCCGGAAGCAAGAGACGCTTTGTTTACAGCACTCCACACCGGCTATGCGAAGGAGCTTTTAGAAACCTCGGTTTTGCACTGGAAGAGACACAGAAAGGCGCATCCAAGCTCACGGCTGCTTGTTGTGGCCGCGAATATTAAAGTAACGAAGGAATACACGAAATATTTGCAAGGACAGGGGCTGAACGCTCTGATCGCCACCAGCGACGACGATAAAGCAGCGCTTAAATCAATAAAAAAGTTCAAAGCCGGAAAAGCTGATGTCCTTGTAACCTGCCAAGTTGCATACGAGGGGCTTGACTGTCCATCGATAAGCCATATCGCCTGCCTGACAAATATCAGGTCTGAGCCTTGGATAATTCAGATGTGCGGTCGAGCGGTTAGAATAGACCCCATGGCCGGACCGTATGAGACACAGAAAGGATATGTTTTTGCTCCGGCAGATCGAATGTTTACGGAATTGGCCGCAAGAATAGATGCCGACCAGTCCGAAGCCATGGCCGTAGAATGGTCTCGTCAGGCACGAAAAGAATCCGGATTGTTGCCAGGCGAACAGGGTGGGCTTTTTGGAAATGAGCCAAGAATTACCCCTTTATCGTCAAGAATGCTCAACGGTTATTCTCAATTACCAGCGCACCAATTTGCCGGCACCGACAATATGGCCCTGAAGACGAACTCAGAGATTGAGGCGGATCTCCGGGCGCAGATCGAAAGCCATATCAGGACGTTCAGTTTTCAGAACAGACATAATCCGAAGAAAATCAACGCCGAGGTTTACGCCTACTTTGCCGGTAAAAAGCGCGAGAACATGACCATTCCAGAGCTTGAAAACTGTCTGTCTTATATCAAAACAGCGTACCCTTTGAATTTTATCAGGGGAACAGGCAGGCCCAGGGTATCGACAAAAGCGGTGCCTATTAACGTCAGTTGGAAAGTGGCATAAAAAAGGAGGGCATAATTGCAAACATCACCGGCAACCGACAAAACATTCGGCATAAGCCTTAACAACGACTGTAAGTTTTCAGAAGTCAGGCATAAGGCTATGAGGGATTACCAACTAAGAAAGGCAAAGCGAGATAAGAAGCAATCTCCTTATAATCTTCCTATCTATAAACCCGGCGACCTGGTTGTATTATCAACACAAAAACATAGCAAGGAATATGTTCTTGTTGAAGTGGTGGATTTTAATCAGTCGAATGAATGGGGTTTCCATAAAAAACTTGATTTTGAATATTTTGGGATAGTTTTGAATCTCACGTCAAAAGATACCAATTTAATAATCGGCAGGATGATTTCTTTTAAAGAAAGCGGAAACTATTGGAGCAGATATAAGCCGGAAGCCTTTAAAGACAACGGTATTAAATGGCCTGAATCATAAAACCCCGCTGGCCCCGATAACGAGTATGGGGATACTCACAGCACAGCCAGTAGAATCCCGGAGTATGGTCGGGTAGTCCGGGCAACTTGAAAGGAAAATATGAGATCGAAAAAACCAAAGTCCAAGTCCATAGAGGGGAATATTAAAAACGGCGTTAGAAATATTCTCAGATTTGAAAGATGGTATGTAATTAACAATTTCCAGGGGTTAGGTTGTTATCCCGGAATGTCTGATTTAACTGCCGTGAAAGATGGAAAGGTATTGTTTATCGAGATTAAAACGGAGACCGGGAAGCTGTCTGACAACCAGCTCGTATTCCAGAAAGAGATTGAATCAAGGGGCGGAAATTATCTGGTTATCAGGAGCGTTGAACAGATAATAGCTTATGTGAAAGGAAAGTAATGGCCATGAACGAAAACGAAATACCAATAGACCTTTTGGAAAAGAAAGTTGAAGCGGCGTGGCAATCGTTTTTGCATTATTCCCGGTTGCTGGCAGAGAGGAAAATACCGAAGGAGGAGATCAGTCAAGCAGAGGTTCACAGGATCGCGGGGTTGATCGGCAGAAATGTGACGCATAAAGCATGGCAGAATAAGGACATAAAATAATGAAAGCGCTATCGTTGAAACAACCGTGGGCTCATGCTGTTATATGTTTGGGGAAAAACATCGAAAACAGAACATGGACTACAAACTATCGAGGGCCGCTTTTAATCCATGCGTCAAAAACATTCGATAACGCTGGCTATAACTGGCTTGTTGAAAACGCCTTATGTAATGAGCGTCTTACCTTAAGGCTTGATGATATTCCTGCTTATAAAGATTTCCAGATGGGTGGGATAATTGGAATGGTAAATCTAAAAAAGATGGTGCGTTCCGCTGATTATAGCCCTTGGATGTTCGGCCCTTGGGGATGGGTGGTTGAGAACCCCAAGCCGATAGACTTCATTCCGTACAAAGGCAGGCTCGGTCTGTTTGATGTGCCTAACAATATGGAATTAAAGGAGGTAAAAGCATGATTGATATTTCAAAAGGAAGATATTGGGACTTGCCGTGGAGTTTAGTGTCTTCTTGCACTCGCTGTTCTCCAGGGTGTGAACATTGTTGGTCTTTGGCTATGGAGAAGCGATTTCACAAGGGCGTTGAAGGCAAGATTGAAGTTCATCCTGAACGCCTGAGCGTACCTTTGAAGCGCAAGAAGCCGACAGTGTATGCGATATGGAATGATTTGTTTCATGAGGATGTGAAAGACGGTTTTCAGGAGCAGACTTACCGGGTTATCTGGTCGGTGGAACAGCATACTTTTTTAATCCTTACAAAACGCCCTCAAAATATGCTCCGCTTTGTTGAATGGTACACCGAACATGGAGTTCCCTTTCCCGAAAATATCTGGCATGGTTTAACGGTTGTTAACCAGCAGGAGGCAGATGAAAAGATACCTATCTTCCTGCGGGTGCCGGGGAAGAAGTTTTTGAGCATTGAGCCGTGCTTGGGGCCGATTTCTTTACGCTGGATGGTTGCTTGGGATGGCATGGCGACTAAGCCATATCCTGAAACGACCAACCACCTTGACGGATTAAGATTAATTGACGGTGTAATTCTTGGGGCAGAAACCGGTCCCGGAGCAAGATTTATGGATTTGCAATGGGTGAGAGGGATTCGCAACGAATGCGAAGAGGCAGGAGTGCCGTTCTTCCTAAAGCATGTCAGCAAGGAAGCTGGGCGCATGCTGGACGGACGCACCCATAACGATTTACCGTGGCACAAAACAACGTGAGGGGTAAAGAGGGTTTAATGTAATGGAAATATCCCGACCCGACATAGCCGCTATTGCGGGCCACAAGGAACCATAAATGAACAATATAAATACCACTTTTCTTTACAAACATTACGATAAAAATGGTGTTTTGCTTTATGTTGGCATATCCCTCAACCATCTTCACCGCCTTGCTCAGCACAGAGGAGGCTCTTTTTGGTTTAATGATATATCGCGCATAGACATAGAGCCGTATGAATCACGCGAAATGGCTTTGAAGGCTGAGCGGGATGCCATAATTAATAATAAGCCTTTACACAATATAGCAAAGCTATCTGCAGAAGAACACAGAAAGGCTCTCGAGGAAAGCATTAAGGATCTTGAGCGTAGAATGGTGCGGTTTAACCCGCTATATTCGATTTCAGATGTTTCTCAGATATTATCTATTGGCATCTCCAAAATTAAACGGTGGATGGAGTCGGGGGAGCTGGGATGGGTGCCAATAGGGGAAAGGATCACAAAGCACGGAAAAAAAGTTAATAAAAGGATAACGGGATGGCAACTTATAGATTTTCTTGAATATCTGGAAAGCGCAAATAAAAAATGAACGACCTTGAAACCATAAACCGCAAATTAGACCTCATACTTGTTGCCCTCGGACTGGACAAGACCCCCAGCCTGTCTCCGGCACAGATGGAGGAAAAGGTTAAAAATGATGTCTTGCGGTTTCAAAAAAAGAGGAATATTAAAAATGATTATGTCGATCCGAAAAGTCAGAACCGGAGTATATGATATTAATATTCCCATGGGCAGCAGGGGATATCGCTTTCGCAAAAGGGTTAAGGCGAGATCGGATATAGAAGCCCTGGCGTTTGAAACAAAATACCGCCGTGAGCTTGGCAGGGAAGATTTGTCAGCCTACAACATATCTTTTGTTGCTGAAAAATATATCGTCTGGATGGATATGCACCAGGCGGCCAAGACGGCAAGAGAAAAAAAGCGCATGCTGTTTGCGTCGATATTGCCCTACTTTGGGGCGCTAATGCCGGACCGGATAACACCGCAAATCGTCGATGCCTATAAACAAAAAAGGCTTGGAGACGGAAGGAAAATATATCGCCAGGTCAATCTGGAATTGCTGTGCTTGCAGGCCATGTTGAAGTGGGGATTTGGGCGCGGCCTGTGTAATGAACCATCAATGAAGTTAAGCCCCCTGCCATATAAGAAAAAATTACCCGACATCCCTGATCCGGATACGATATATCGCATAATCGAACATGCGTCAGGCCCATTTCACCGCTCATTGTTTATAGCCCTGTACCATGCCGGCTTAAGATCACAGGAGGCCCGCTCTTTAAAATGGTCTGATATCAATTTTGAATCAGGATATCTCAGAGTAAACGGCAAGGGCGATAAGGAAAGGATAATCCCACTATCATCCATGCTTTTAGAATCGCTTTTAATCTATCAAGAATCATCCTCTTCCAGCCTGTTTGTATGGGACAATATCGGATCGTTTAAGACGGCATGGAAGGCGACTCTTAAGCGGGCTGGCGTTAAAGGGGTTACGCCGCACATGCTGAGACACGCCTTTGCGAGCCACGGACTCGAAGGCGGCACAGATCTAAAGAGCGTTCAGGACATGCTTGGCCATGCGAGTATCAGCACGACCCAGATATATTTACACACTACATTTAAAAAACATTCTCAACAGATTAGGTCGGTATTTGGATGAGCCGTTGCCAGGGAGCCAAAACAGGCTTATAAAATATCAATGATATTAAACATATAAAACAGGGCGCACTAACTCTTAATCAGTAGGTTGTTGGTTCGATTCCAACACGGCCCACCATAATATCAGATACTTATAGCTATTCACATTTTACGAAAACCCCCAAATATTGGCTCCCGTTGGCTCCCAAAAGACCCGCCCCCCCTTTTTTTTAGAAAAAGGCAATATAAAATTTATTCAGTAGCCGCCTTTCTCGCCCTTGGGTCTCTATATGTATCAACATAATGCCTCTTATACCACTCGCTTGCTATAAGAAGGGTCTGTTTCTGTTCAGGCGTCAGAGTTTCTCTGAACTTTCTGCGGTCCCGTCCTCCCAAAGACGCCAGCGGATCAGCACGTTTAATGCTCGTCCTGATATTTTTCCACTTTCCGCCAGCTTCCTCATATTTTTTGAGGTATCTCTGAGCCGCGTCAAAGTCACCATATTTCAAGGCTTGTTTATAATAATATAGATTGTTGGCCCTGCCGGTCGGCATGGTTACCGGCTTTTCTTTACCGTTTTTCTCTAACCAATCAAAGACGTCTTTACGGATTGTATAATATGCCTGCTCCCCCGGGTCCGCTTCATACAATAGCATTCCCTCGATGTCTCTTAATAGTTGGCTTTCCCATGAACCGCCTTTTCTTGGTTTGCCTGCGGCCATATTGTAAAGTTTATCGAGAGAGAATGTCCTCAAAATGTGCTCTGTGGTATCTCTTATCGGCCGAGGATGCAGTGGATCGGGATAGAACCCCTGTCCGGATAGGACTTCGTATAATATTTTCGGCTCTGGCCTCAACCCCTGGAATATCTTCAAGGGCGCTCCGGTTAAAACATCTTTTGTCAGTTCGCCAGAACCCTTTTCACCTTTATAGACTTCCTTTATCTGTTCCACCGGGTTACTCATGCCAAACCAGGCAAGCGCGTCCGAAAGTGCGCCCTGGAATCTAATCGTTACAATCGATCCATCTTTCCGGCGATAAAGGATTAAATGAAGCTGTTCCCTGCCCGATCTTTGGAGCTCTCTTTCTTCTTTCGGGAACATGGCCGCGTTCCACATCATAACCATGCCCATAAGCGCAGAGGCGAAAGCCGCCAACTTCGTCCCCTTCCACGCGAATACAGAGCCCATTTTGCCATATCTCCGGTATCGACGAGACCAATCCCCCCCTCTCTTCATAGCGTATTCTCCCGATTCATCCGGAATCATATCGATAAAATCATCGCCCATCTCATACCTTATGTTTTTCATCAACCGGACATACCGGGGCGCGTTTATTTCGCTCCAGCTCCAGAACGGGATCAATCTTTTGCGAACCCATTGACCAGCATGGCTTATATTCCCGTAGTCCCCAACAAGTTCCCTCGCCAGTTTCGCGGCCTTTTCGCTCTTGTCCTCTATCGGATCAACTTCGGTCTTCCTCGAGGCGCCGTAAACCAACTCACCCTTGTTCAATTTGTCCAGAAAATACCTGTATGCAGCCAGTCGGAGGATATTTTCTCGGAGAGTTGAGAGCTGCTTATTCATATTATACCATCTGGTCAGGGCGTTTTTCGATTTGCCGTCAAAGAAATCAACAAGACCCTTGATGGATTCAACCCCGCTTAATTCTGGTATATCTATATTGGTCATGCCGGAACCTATAACGCCGAGCTTATTCATATCAGACAGATCATCCAGGAGGAAAGATGTAGCTTTGCCCCTCGATGCCGCAACCAGATCTTTAAAAGCGGGCCAGAAATAGTTCCAAACTATTTTCGGATCATAAGCAAGGCAGATGTCAAGATCACCGCTCATATTATTAAGATTATATTTGATAACTCTATATGGATTCATAAGCACCCATTGTTTCCACACGGAAAGCATGTCTGCCGAGATCCGTTCCGGGAGCGATCCCTCAATAGCCGGCCTGAATTCGTTGAGTGTTTTTGATATGCCTTTCTTTACAATCCATATTTCGTCATAACCGCGAACCAGCTCGCGTTTGATAACGTCGTTTAAATCCTTTTTCCCTGAAACAACCATGGAAAGAGCCTGATCCGTCATAGTGTTTGCAAAATAGAAAGCGCTCCTCGCCTCTGGTTTATGGGCTTCGTATCCTTCTGGAATTAAATCGTTATAAGTAACCCAATCTTTCCCGACAACCTGTTTGATAAAGGCGTTTCTATCGACAATCGCTTTAAATATCATGGTCGCCGGTCCCGATCCTGGGCCTCCGTGAGTCACAAGATAGTTTAAAAGGGCGAACATTCTCGGATGGCTTTCGGGATTGAATTCCACTCCGTCCTGTTTTGATGCTTTACGGATCTCTGCCTGGTCCGCTATATGCTCAATAACGTCGTCAAATGAAGAGGGAGCTTCGAGCGTTCCAGCAGCGACCATTTTACCGAGCTTGCTGTATCCTATGGCTATTTGTTGCTTATACGGCGCCAGGGGATCTTCGAGCGGGTTAGTCATGGCCTTTTTATAAAAGGCCTTCATGTTCTGATCTTTGGCCTGGGCCTCCAGCTCCGGCTTGATGTCTGCGGCGTCCTTGATCCTTTTAAGGGTTTTTACCGTCTCTATTTGTGTCAATGCCTGGGATATAACCTCGAATTCGGACTCAACGTATTCGGTGTTATAGTCGAGGGTTGATCCGACACGGCCTATCTGCCAACCCTTTCTGTGGGTGCGGACATCCCTAGAAGCGATACCCCAATTCGGATTTTCCTTGTAATTCATGTAATCCAAAACTTGGTGATGAAAATAAGACGCTGGATCTTTCGCTTTTTCCCCGTCAAGGAGATCGTGCTCAACAAGTTGATCCGTGAGAGACTTCATAAAGGTATTCCGTTTTGCAAGAGCCTCTTTTATTGCCGGGTTATTATCGGCCAGATCTTTAAAGTTGTCCCTGTCCTGCTCAACTTCTTCTTTGTTTTTATAACCAAAGGGTAGCTCCTGGTCTTCTTCAATTTGAAGAGGCCCGCTGTCTAAGTCCCTCAACATATCAGGCAAAATGATATTCATGGTGAAAACGTGACGATCCCCAGGGGAGAGCTTTCCAACAAACTCTTCAAGTCTCCGGATCGTTTCATGCTTCGACCATCCCGGCACATCCTGGAATCTTCGGAAAATATCAATAACCTCGCCGTCAGTCTTCGGGTCCAGGTGCGGGAAGTGTCGTGTAAAACTCTCCCATCCTGTAACAAGGGCGTCTTTGGTTTTGTCGGTTAATGAGGCATACTTGATTCCCTTCGATTCTTCTAACCGTTTGTTGACTTCTGGGAATAGAGATCCGGGGACTTCTTTTTTCCGGACGGAATATTGTTCATTTTCTGGCGGGCCTCTCGCCTTTCTCGTCTCCTTTCCTATCTGGCTTACCCTATCTATTGTTATCGGCGCAATTGTCTCGCCCTTTTTCAATCCGTCAGCCAGCTTTATCCCATACCGCGAATCAATGCCACTCTCCAAATCGGCGGCAAATTCTTCCAACACATGCTTTGTCGAAAGCAAACGGGAGGGCGTACCGAAGTAGTACCAGCTTAATTTATGCCGATACTTTCTAAATGCCTCGGATTGCGTGTCTATTTTTTCCTGAGTTGTTTCGTTACCCTTGGCGTGGCTGATTTCGTGCAGTACGACATGCTTCAGGGTGTCGCTGCCTTTCTCTCGCATCATGTTCAGGAAAACGCGCCCGTCCCTGATAACCGCGTTTATGGTGTCGCTGGTATCTTTGACAGGAACAAGATCAAGTCCATACCCTTCTGAAATATCGCGCAATTCGGCAAATTCGGGGTCAGAATATCCTTCCGGATAGTGAGTTAGCCCCTGCCCTTTTTCACAGGCTTCTCGGAACGCGCTCGGTGCCTGAGGGTTTTTTGCAGAGACTTGTCTTTGGGCGTCCACTTGTCTCGCGTGTTCTTCTCGAACTTCGGGTAATACGTCTCCCCGTTCTCCGTTTTTATTCTCACCAACGGCTCTTCGTCCTTCATTTGTTTTTCCTCCTTGTCCTTTAATAGAAAAAAACTCGTTATTATCCCCAATGGAAATCCGCGCCGTGTCTATCCAATGCGACATCTCGCCGGTCTTGTCGTGCAATGCCATAAACTGCAAGGTCGTGGCTTTCTCAAATTTCAAAAGGTTCCGCATGCCTTCTTCGGAAACCTTTCTGTTTTTGTCGTAAACCATAAAAGCCGAGGCGTTTCTTTTCTCCGCCTCTTTAAGAATTTTGAGATGATCGGGTTTTAATTTGGAATAGTCTGAAACCTCTATAATGGCAAGCGGATGAAGTTTCGTGTTTAAGAGAATGATTCCGCCGTTCTTGACATATTTTTCACCGAATTCAGCCATCATATCAGGACTGGACACAGCGGCAAGTCCTTCCGGATGGACATCGAACTTTCTCCCGAGGACATCAAATGTGTGTGTGGCTTTTTCTTTTGCCGGAATCGCAATAGCAGGAGATCTGAAAGTTGAGTATTCTTTCGGCGTGATCGCCATTATGGGATGCAATACAATGTCAGAACCAGATAGAATCTTTGAAGTATTTGTGGAAATAAACTCATCTTCGGGCGACACATCGGACACACCAGCAGGATGGTTATGGACTAACCAGGCGTTTTTACCTTTAGGAATGTTTAATATCTGGCCCGATAAAATAGCTGGGAAAACCTGTGATCTTCCGGGACCGCCTATGGCGTGTTGATTTATGGCAAGTATTTTACCTGAGTCGTCCGTGACGATGGAAATGAGAGATTCTTGGGCATCGTCCCCAATATTATCCCTTGCGATTACGGCAACGTCTTCAGGGGAGGTTATGCTGCTTCGGGATGATTCCCATTTTCCGATGGGTTTTGAGCTGATTTCGGGCAGGGTTCCGGATTCAGGCCGGTATCCCATGTCTCCACGAACTCCGGATATCTCCCGTCCTTGTGGTGCTTCAGTACCGGCTGGCATATTTTTAGGCCGCTTACCGGCATTGGATATTTTTTCATTGAAAAGCCTCCCTTGATGTTCGTTGCGAACAAACAACCCCATCTGCTTTTCATTAATATAGACATTGTTCGGAGCTTTTGTCAAGTCCCCGTTTTCGGACATTTTATATATGGGAATTTCGGTTTCCACGGAATAGGGCGTGGCGGGTTCGTAAATTGCCGTACCTTTATCGGTTTCTTTTGTTTTGATCTCTTTAACAAATGCGTCAAACGCTTGATTTATCGCTATTCTTTCAGCGCCTTCAGGGTATGGCCTTGCTACGAATCCGTCAATCATTGGAAGCAGGATACCGCCATGAGCACGATAAACAAGAAAATCGCTCTGTCCACCGGTCTCTGCTATTTTGTCTTCAACATAAGCGGCAAAAGCCCTTGCAACCATTTCATGCGGCTCGCTCCAATAATCGCTGGAGCGCGCCTGATCCATCTTTTTGGCTTCAATCGCATAAGACGTGGATACTTTCTTTGTTTTTTCAGTTCCGGCCTTTGCATCCTCAAGCATCTTTAATCTTTCGGAATAGGTGTTCATGGCCGCACGAACTCGGTCAAGATAGCCATGACCTTCTTTATTAAACCCCTGTCGGTTTCGTACTGTTTTCAGAACGGCGTTAATACCATCAAGCGTATCGTTTGAATAACGATGTGAGATTAATTTTCCATGTGCGGCGTTGCTCATTCCCTTTGGTCGCATAGCTGGTGTGTTTGCGCCTTCAGGCTTATTGTATCTGAATTCTGTTTTTAAGTCCCCGCCTTCAATAAGAATATTCGCAAGTCGGTCAAATTCGGCAAGGTGTTCAGCCGATGCTGGCTCAAAGTATTTAATGGATTTACTACTATATCCCCCCTTGCTCTTGTGATAATTCGTCATGTCTTGTGTCAAATTGGAGCGAATACCATTCAGTGCTGTTTTAAGGTTCTCGCGGGCCGTCTCAATAAACTTGTCCGCCTGTTTTGTGTCCTCAACATATTGCTCCGCCCTTTTATACATCAAATCAATCAATGTATCATAAGCGGTTTTGAGTTCCGGTCTTAACTGTGTTTTATAACTGGCTCCATGGCTCTGAAAGTCTATTTTGTTGGCGGATCTATTATAAACCATATCCCCGCGCTCATTCGGTTTCTTTTCTGATGAGGCTTTGGTATCAAGCCTTGCGAGATAATGGTCAAAGGCGTGCATCCACTCATGTCCAAGCGAGCCAGCGCCTTTCATCTTTGTCAGATTGATAACTCCATAATCAGGTTCATAATGTGCCTTTGCCCCGGAAAGACCCTGCCCTCTGGCCCCGAATGCTATTGCAAGCTCACCGTTTAGCATGAGTGCTTTCGGAGGTAAATTAAGCGCATCCGCAAGATCGAGGAGGCCATCATACGCATGGTTCATTATTAATTGGCGCTCTTCCTGGTTATTCCAGTTCCCAAACTCAATGCCTCTCGGCGCGAATGTTTCCATAAACATTTCAGGCGTTGCGTCTATTGTTCTGCGCTCAATCCCTTTGCGCTGTGCGTTATCGGGTACGGGGAGAATTTCTTCGCCAAAAGTTGTCTTGATATTCAAAATTTCTTCAGCATGTTCGGCCATGTATTTCATAGCTTCTTCGCGAGAAGGGAAGTCTTGATTAACAACTTTGAAGAGTTTCTTTTCTCCAACCTTCTTGAATATCGAATAACCGGTGTCGGTTCGGCCCTGGTAAACCCTATGGCTATCAGCAACGGCAAGAAGAGGAATGGCTGCTTCAGCTTCTTCCTTCGGGGCAAACTTTTGAGAAGAGCGAGCACTTATGCCAGGCCGATCACCTGTTTTCCCAATAGTCCATCCGGTTCCATCAACCTTTTCCATTGCAACATATTTCTTGCGCCATGCCGGAGCGGATGATTCTTTTTTCTCTTTTCCGACCAGGGTGTAGCCGCTTTCGGCAGTATCTTTTCTGGCCCCACCTATCTTTTCCCCGAAGTCTTCAATCTTTCCGGTAGTATCAGCCGGAGCCTCCTCTTTTAAATTATAAATATCTAACAACCTCTTATCCAAGCCCTCTTGTGACTCTGTGTCGGAAAGGCTAATCCTCGTTCCTTCGGAATCCTCATAATAATTTTTTGTAGCCTGACTTCCCTTGATAGGTTCTTTAATTAGTTTCAGACCGGATTTCCATTTATCAAATGGTGTTGTATCCGAAGGACTTGCTTCAACTTCCTTTTTTAATAGATCGGCGGATACGGTGTTATTTCCTGCGTCGGTCGATACGAGCACAAGTCCCTGGTCTCGGTAATCCTGCCCTATCGAGCCGGTTTGTCTTTTTGCTACTTTGCCTGTATGCGCTTCGCCCTTGCTGTCAGTCCATGAAACTTTATCGCCAGGAGTGAATGATTTTGCGAGAGCAACGGCATCTTTTCTTTCCTCCGGCGTTTTTTCGGCAAACTTTTCCATTGTCGGCTTTGCTGGCTGGCTTTCGGGCTTGCCAGTACCCTCCGGATTCTTGATCTCCGGTTTGGCGGCATCTGGTGGAGTAGGCTTGTCAGGGCTTGGGGCTGTAGGGGTTGTCGGCTTTTTCCCACCATATTGAGATTGTAAATTTTTAGGAACGGCAATCTCATGCACAACACCATCTGCTGAGCGTCTTAAATGTGCATATTTAGCGTCTGTCATTAACTCGACCGGTATGTCTAAATAGTAAACACCGCCCTTCCCTTCTCGCCCATATCTTTTTGCGTATTCTATGTCTGGGGAAAATGATGTCCCTGTATATTTACCGGGCTTGCCTTTTAACGATTCCTCACCACGATAAACTCTCACAAAACCAACTTTCGGTTCGGGGAGATTGACCTGGGCGCTGCTGTAGTCGTGGACTTCTTTGTCTACGGTTTCTTCGGCTGGTTTAACAGCTTCGGGTCCACTATCCTTAGAAACTCCCCCGCTACCTGATCCCAATCGCCCTGCGATAACGTCGGGAATTGCGGCTCGGAGTTCTCCATAGAAGTTTTGCTTGATTTCGTTTCTGGTTCCTGTTGATTTTGCATTTGCTAATTCCTCCGCATATTTGTTTAAGAGGTCGTTTATAATTCCTTTTATGGATGCGAATCTTGCAAGGGCCTCGGATGCTGTCTTCGCATCTTCGGCTATTTTCTTGCTCCTGTCAACATCAACGGTGCTTCCCTCTTCGGTAAGCCTTTGAGCTTTTGAAGACTTACTTACCAGCCCGAACAGGCTCTTATCCTCGGCTATTTGTTTCGCCGCGTATTCGCGGAGTTCGGTTCTTTCTACAATAATTGGGGTCTCGGTAACTTCATCACCAAACAGGATCTTCTGAACGTGAACGATTTTAGGTATGCCGTTTATTTCATTGGTGTATTCCTCGACAAAACGATCCGTTATCCGTCTGCCCTTCGCCTTTTCCCTTAAAAGTGATTTTACAGTAAGCCATTGGGTGTCTTCGCTCTCAATCGAATTGCCAATAATTACGCCCCATTCTTCCGGGATCTCGCCGTTTTGAATCGCAGTTATAATTCCTCTGTCAAGTTTAGACAAGGCAAAACCCTTTTGGGCGAGCGAGCGCTTTAACGATATGCCGTATTCCTCTTCAAGCTGCTTCCCTGTCTTTCCGGATTCCCTTAAGGCGATAGCTGCATCAACCGGATCTCCGTGTCCTTCCGCTATATTGATTAATGCGCCGATCATCTTGGCGTTTTTTGCGTCGGGCGCATTGATGTACTTGATATCGAGGTTTTTGACTCCGAGCGCGGCGGCTCTTTCGTATCTGTGATGTCCATTAATAATATATGTTTTTCCATCTGCAGGGTCTTTCCAGGCAGCAACAACTCCGGCCAGATCCGGATTCCATACCTTAATGTGTTTTAGGGATGAATCAACTCCGCCCTGTCCGAGATTCCGGCGCCATTGAAATTTTTCAGGTGCTACGGTTAGGGATTCAATCGGAACAGAAAGCACTTGCCCCTGGGCCTGTTTTGGTGGCTCGAAAGAGGCGGTCGAGTCTGGCGAGGTCTCGGGGGCAATCGGTTTCTCCGGGGCTTTCATCTCCGGCCAGGTCTCGATATCTGAATAGTCCTGCTTGTGAAGTTTAACAGCGTCTTTCGGGGTTAATTCGCCGGATGCAATGGCCTGTTTAACGAATTCCCTATGAGCCGCACCGGCAGCTATTGTAAATTGTCCTTCCGTTCCAAACGGCGATCCGTCCGGGAGAAACTTATTTCCTAACTTGTTTTTGGCGTTCTGGATGAATTCATCCCGGCCCATCAAGTGTCTTTCTTTTTCAGGAATGGCGGGCTCTTCCGGAGTTTCCGGTTTGACCTCAACGGGAGGAACTATCGGCTTGGCTGCCTTTGCATCGATTATTATCTTATTGAGTTCATCTTCAAGGTGCGGGAACTGTGAAACAATCGTATTTTTACCAGAAATAAGAGCCTGGATATCCGCACCGGTCTCGGCCTGTTCCTTAAAAGCGTCGTATATTTGCTTGGTCTGGGCCTTGGGATCGGCCGCAGCGGCGGTTTCAGGAACGGTTTCTACAGCGGGAGCGAATTCTTTCTCTAATATAGCCGCTATTTCAGGCTCGGTATATAACTGGTTTGTTTCAGGGTTAAGCTCTCTCTTTAGTATCTCCGCTCTCTTTGTCGCCTGATTGCTTCTGAGCCCAGGACCGATTGAGGGTTTTGGTACGAGAGGCTTTTCAACGGGCCATTTTATTCCGTTTGCTTTGGCAAATGCGGCCGCCGCCCCTTCGGGCTGTTTGTTAAATACCTGGTCAATGGTGAATCCTTTTTTAATCAGGTCGTCGGGAGAAAAACCCTTATCCAGCAAATCATCTACCGGATATCCCCTTGCTATCATGTCGTCCAGATTTTGAACCACAAGGCCGCGCTCTTTGACGGTAAGACGCCTGAACCAATTCGAATCAACCATCTTCTGTAAGGCTATGCCGGTGGCTCCCAGGGCGCCCTCTAACCCTGCAAAGAACAGGGCGTCGTCTTTCATGGCTTCGGGTGTGCCTTGTGTTGTTCCGCCGTATATTGTGCCTGCGGCTCCGCCCCTCAATGCGTGTGCAGCTATTTGTTCGACCGCTGATCCGGAGCTTAAAACAAGGTCGGTTGGCAGGCCCATAGCTGCCATTATCTCGTTTGCTGCCCTGAAAGCGAGTCTGATAGGTACGGTAGCGCCGGTCAGTTGCGCCGCTGTGCCAATAATCGCGGGTCCGGCACCCGGTATATTTTTACCTGACGCTTTTAACGCTTCGTCAATAGGCGAAACATAATCTTTTCCCATGAACGTCTTTGTATAGACGTTACCGACACTCGTTTCCAATGCTCTTGGGATTACGCCTCTTGTAAATGCGGCGAGCGCATAAGCAGGCAGGGACATCATTAACAAGCCCCTCTTATTGCCTGTCTCTAAGTTTTCTTCGGACGTCGGAACTTCTTTGCCGGACAAGGTGGATATCGGGCGCCCGGCTGGTTGCCACCTTGGTTTATTGGCGTCAGCGATTTCCTTCATTTTTCCGCTTAATCCGGCGGACTCCTGGATCGCGGCCTCGGCGCCCATGTCATAATCGATGGGTTGCCTCTGCACAAATAGCTTCCCACCCTTCCCGGTTAAGTCGTATCCGCCTTTTGGGGTTACAACTTCGGGCTCCTTCGTGGCAACTTCCGGTAAATCTTGAAGGTATTCGTTTTGCTCCGGATCGGTAGCGTCGGGAATATTTTGCAGATATTCATTTTCTTCGGGATTAGTGTAATCAGGTTTCTTTTTAGAAGAGAATAGCCCGGTCAAAAAATCGATAAGCATGTCAACTCCATTGAAACATTAATAAGGTTGGCCTGTTATTTGCTGATATTTCTTTTTGATATTACCGGCTTGATCCGGTCTTATCTTTATTGCGGCGTCAGCCTTCGCTCTTTCTGCAGCAATGTCCACTTTTCCGGACGGTTCCTTTCCTTTTGCTGTTTTTGTGACAACACCACTCGACGGCGCGGAAGATTTTTCGGGCATCGTTTCGTAATATGCTCCGGCTTCGTCAGCGGCCTTTTGAGCCTCTGCAGCGGTCCCCCCGCTTCTAACTATAGCTCCATATACCCCGCCCACAAATTTAGTTTTTGACAGCTTCCCAGGTTCAAGAATCGACATAGCTTCCGCGTCTGTCATTCCCCTGGCTACAAGAAACTCAAAATTCTTTTGAAGAGCCGTTTTCTTTTCAGCTCCGCCGGTCTTTCCCTTAGCCTTTCCAGCATCAACAATACCCCGCCAATTTTTAGCCGCAACTTCTGGGGCTGTTCCTTTTGCTGTCTCTGCCTTAATAAAGGTCTTTTCTGCGTCCAGGTCGCCGGCCGGTTTAGAATTTTTATATATCTCTGATACTTTGCCGTCCTTGGGGTTAATCATGACAAGGCTATCGCCCTCTTTCATTTGTTTAACCTGGTCTGTGTCTTTGAGTAGTGGGACGGGCAAAACCTGGCCGGTCCTGGAATTGACTTTCAGGGCTGTGTTCCCGTCTTTTGATATCGTCACCTTCCATTCGCTCTTAAGGCTCTTCAAGTCAATGCCGCCGAATTCCTTTTTCAGATATGAGTTATTCCAGACTTTTTCAGCGGCTTCGGGGTCGAGGGAGGCTAATTTCTCAACATTGGACATATACTTCAATTTCAATTCTTCGGCGCTTTTATAGTCACCGTGCTTGATATACGCACCTATAATCTTATTGTGCATATCCGCGTTGATTTCAAGGCGCTTATTGTTATTATTGGCAGGAGGAAGTGCCGCTGCTTTCTCGGTAACCCCTGCTGCAGCTTGAAGGTTTGAGGCTGGTTGCTCAGGCGTTACACCGGCCATTTTTACAGCTTCGGGAGATGCGCCCTGGACGGCTACAGGCTCTCCTTGTTTCGGATCGCGCTGTCCTGCAGGCGGACTTTCTTTGTCATATTCAGCGAGTTTTGATTCGGCCTCTTTGTAAATATCGCCTATCTCCTTTTCGAGAGCGTCCTTCTTTTTTCTTTCTTCCTGCTGAACGCGATCGGCTTTTATTGTCCTCCCCATGGCGAGCCCGGATTTTATTGCGCCCGTCATATCAGGCGTGTCTGGTGTCGGATAAATATAATGCGGCGCTTGAAATGGCATACTATTTTCCTCCTTTTTCCGACCAATCCTTTTCCGCGTCACATTGAGACCCCGGAAAATCATTCGGCCTTATTGTTTTTACGAGATATTCCCACACATTATTAACTGTCATCATTTTTTTAGGGCATAAAACACTTTGGGGGTTTTCGGGGCGCATACACTCGGTACAGGCTGGCCGACGATCCGGGTTATAGGTGCTGTCTATCTTCCCCGTTTTTGGATCAATCTTAGGAACAAGCTCCCCGTCTTTTACATCATAGACGTCCGTATTGATCGGGATTCCATTGTCTATGATGTACTGATAAACATCCTGGCCGGTCCAGTTGTGAAGCGGAAATACTACGTCGGCACTCCCGATATTCTGTTTATTAACCCATCTTAAACCACAAGGCCGGCCTCCGGAATGGGGTTTTGATTCAACCGTCCTGAATCCTTCAAGGGCTACATCCCAAATATAATCGCCAGACCCCTTGGGCTGCAGATACACATCATTGAGACCGCAAAGATATTCACCCTCGATATATTCATCCGGCTTATAAAGAAGGGCGCATAAGATCAATGCGCCGTATCCTATGCCATATTCCCTGACAACTTCAAAGGTGTCATTCCGGTAAAAGATGCTTGTGGACCTCGCCGGATAATCCCGACATACCACGTTCCACATATCAATAATTTTGTTGGCGTATCTGTATTTCCTGGGAAAATGCGGATCTCGATGAAACATCACATCCCACTTATAGCCCATGGCCCGACATAGGTGTAAAACGGTGATGGAGTCCTTTCCGAAACCCGTATAGATTATTGGGTTTTTATAGTTCTTGTCCGTCATGCTGATAATTTCTTTCGCTGATTCGATCTTGTCCTTCATATATTTAAACCTTTCCTTTATAGTATTAAGCCGCTGCCGCTGCCGCTGCCGCCATACCAGCCGAAGTATTTGAACTCTGTTGGTTCTGTTGAGTTGTCCATTTTTGCATGGCAAGATTTTGAGTGTTGGCCCGTTCAGACGCATACTTGCTTGACAGACTGAGGGAATTGTCAAACGCATTTCCGCCCCCCAGCGAGCTCACATAGCCTTGCATCCTGGAAAGCTCAGATGTCTTCTGGTTCAAGGTGTTGTTTTTTATATCAGCAGCAAGCCCGATGGTTCCAGAAATTCCTGAAAGCATATTGCTTTTCAAGTTTTCCTGGTTCGTCCTTGACGCGAGAATCCCCTCGCCGGAAGTTATCTGCCCCCTTCTGGCTTCCTCTCTCAGCAGTTCGGCTTTTTGTTTGAGGCTCACCATGGCTTTCTGGCCCGGAGTTGTCAGCATCCAATTCGGCCCAAGTTTGCGGGATAGCATTTCGGTTGCCTGTTTCTCTTCGCTTGCAAGCTCCTCTTCGAGTGCGGGACTGATCGGGATCTTGCCCTCAATGGCGTCTTTCTGGCGCTGGCGGGAAATATTTGTCAATTCATAGTCCGCCTTTTCGCTTTCGCTCATTTGGTCAATCATTTGCTGTTCGGTTAATTTTTCCCCTGTGGGAGAAAACCCTGCCATGGCAAGCTGCTTGTTCAATAAAATATCTTGCGGGGTAGGCGGTTCGGGCGCTTTTACTATCTTCTGGATTTTGCCGTTTATGTCTCGCTTGTAGCCCATTGCTTCAAGCTGAAAAGGCTCGAATTCCTCTTGAAGTTTCTGCTGTTTTTGGCTGTTCTCAATTTGTATTTGCAAGAGGTTGATTTGCTGTTGGTCAAGCTTTTGTTCTGCCGAAGTCTTCCCTGGGGCATCCGGAGTATCCGGCGTTCGGACACCGCTCAAATTAAGCGGATCAAATATGGTAGAGCCAATGGTTTTGGTGTCGCCTCCGCAAAGAGCTATTTGTCCGGAATATTCAAAGCTATCTTCATCGATAATCTCCCCCGTCTCGATACTCAAAACAACCCTTTTATAAATTTTCATGCCTACCTCCTGCAGGTGATGTAATAACATTTTATATTATTATGCGTCATGTATGGCTCAAGGCTTTTGTCTCGCGCAACCCACTTAAAAAATGTCTCAAAGAACTTCTCGCGGCTGGCAAGGGCAATAAAAGACACCAGGCCCAGGGAAACTATTATATTTCTAAAGACACGATAAAGCGCAATCGCATTGTTAAGGCTCCGGTGTTCCTTAAATATAAGAAAATGAACAAGAAAAGGATGGCCATTCTCAAACCTGAAAGAGAAAAAGCCTATTGGCAGAACGTAACAGATATCCTCTTCGAAACTCATTTGGCTTTCCTCGTATCCTTCGTCTTGCAGAGCCCGAAAGAGTTTATAATAAAGGTGTTTTCTGTATAGCTCTGCTCGCATTAATTATAAATCCTCCGGCAACCATCGGCCCGTAACCAGGTATCCCTGCATATTGTTTTCGGGCGTAGCTTGATGTATTTTCTGGTATTCGTTTACGTCTGTTGGATTCGGGAATACCAGGTTATAATCCGGGTCTTCGTCTTTAATGAACTTTATTTTATCAGAGCATATATCGGCTTTTGGGTCTTGAAGCCATTTCCAGCCTAACCATTGGCCCAGGATGGCAAGCGGATCATATCTTCGCTTCCACCAATGATATTTCAGTTCGGTATTTATTTTTTCCAGAATCCTCGCTTTCGCTTCGAGCGTCCACCTGGTATCTGTAACAAATTTGACTATATGCAATCCTTGAAGATAGGTATCGAGAGAAACGATTTTAAAAATAAGATCCTGGCTCGCTATGGTGTTTTCGTTTATCAGCCAGCAAAAATGGTTATACGTTCCCTTGGTGACGCTGGAAATCTCGGCCCCTATAAAACTCCGCATGTGTCTCGTAAGGACCATTTGCGGAAAACCATATTGTTTGATTATTTTTATAAAAGCGTTCTTTTCCATATCCGCGCACCCCCTTACCCCTTTGTTTTTATTTCCCCCGCCCCTGTTAGTTTCCCCTCTGTTTTCAGGGCGCTAATAGCAATCTCACGAAGTTTTGTTTGAATAAGGATTTCAATTGGATCCGCCTCAATTTTTTCCTGGGTCGCTTCGTCTAATAAAGTTTTAAACTCTGAATCTTCTACGAATTTAGCTTCAACATCACCCGCTTTATAACCCTGCAAAATTGCGTTATTAATAAGCGTGTTGAGGTGCTCCTGCTTGTCGCCTCCGCTTTGCGCCTCGATCAGTTTCCCGGTTTTTTTATCGATGCAAACTCTCATAATAATAACTCCTTATCTTATTGCTAAATAATTAATTGTATCTGTCCCTGACGGACTGCCTCCTTTTGTCCATGTTAAGGTAAAGCCGTCTGCATCCATTGATTTTATTATTGCAAGTTGCCAATTACTGCCGGCTGCATCGGAAAGAGAAAATGCATAGGTTTCCATACCATTTGCGGTTCGTGCATATATAGAGCCATGAGTGGTCCCATCACTTATCCCAATAGAAGCTGAGGTTGTTGAGTGGCCTGCAATAAAAATAACGACACTCGGCTTAAACCCCACTCCCGTATAAGCAACATCACCGGAAGCAGCCGCTGTGTCTCTCGTGAAGGAACCTATTTTTAAACCGACGGCCCATTCTGGAATACCTCCGGCTGCGTCCATAAACATACTTGTATTTGCCGCCCCCTTTGCGAGCCTTGCAAGCAGGCCTGATGCCCTATAAAACATATCTCCGTCAGCGTCGTCAGATCCAAGAACAAACGGGGTCGTTCCGAGCAAGGTTCGTACCTCTGCCGCTGTGAGGGCTGCTATATCCCCCCCCGTTATTCTGCCAACTATCCTTTGCTCAGCAACCGTTACCGCTGCTGGGGTGTCGTCTGCGTTGGCCGCCAAGATCGTATTTGCATCAAACTGGGCTTTCTCTATCCCGGTTGTTGGGGTTAAGTATCCTGCTGCGAATACTACAGCTATAGCGGCCAGGGTAATGTCCGGATCGACATACCAATTCGCTTCTCCGGTTATTTGCGCGAGTAAATATCGTATTCTCTGCAATTCACCTTCAAGGCTTGTCGGAAGGGACGCAACACCTCCTGGGTATGGATCTGCGGTTGTTTGCATAGCTGCAGCATTGGTCGAGGCGTCGTCAACTCCTGCAGGCGTCAAATTCGTGAGGATATTATTAAACTCTGCGTTTAAATCGGCAAACGTCAGAACTTCGGCCACCCACGTTTTTATTCTACTAAAGGTTGCTCCCATATTAGTTTTCTCCTTACTGTTTTGCTCCCATCAACTTAAAATCGGTTGTATATTCGCTTATAAAGAAATCCTGATCTGCGCCGGAGTTAAACATTTCGTATTGTATTCGCTTCCCAACTTTCCCGATTTTGATTTTTCCTTCTTGTATTTTTTCACCCCCAAGAACATCCGTATCGAGAACAAACTCGTCAAGAGGCTTCGTTCCGCTTTGCAATATAGAAAAAGAGTCATAAACCTTATTCTTACCGTCAATTTCTGAATATATCGATAGGTCATGCGCCCCCTTCGGCTCTATCGTTATGCGGGCATTGTTAATGTGTTTATCGCTTCGCGGATCATCAAAGGCATCATACGCCGCCGTAAAACCACCATAATATGCCAGGCCGTTGTCGCTCCTGTTGGCCTGGTCCAGTTTCCATATTTCCCCTGAATAATCTCCCGTATATATGCTAAACGATCCGTTTGTATTATTGCGGACCGCCGCGCTTGAAAAAGCCTCATATCCGGAAGGATTCACAAGGTTGTTGTGTACGATCCAGGCTTCATCTACGGGGCGATCAATATAATAAAGAATGGCCGTATCGTTTGTCGTTTTGTTAAAACTTGTCATAAAAAAGACGCAAGCCCGGATGTTAGGGTAATAAACCGAATGGAAATTATTTATATATGCCAGGTTTATGTTATCTTTTATGTACTGATGTATCATGTTGTTTTGTATGAGAGATGCTGCTTTATAATCGCCATATTCGGCGGCGGCTTGAACGCTGTATATGTCTCCGTCGTCAACCATGCAGATTATATCCCCGGTTGGTATCTTTATCTTCAATCTCCAATGGGCGACGCCGCCACTCCATTGAGCCGGGGAGAACCCCCAATTTGCCGTACTTAAATCTGAATCGTCCAGCCGGTACGCTTTCTTTTTACCAAAAACTATAAGTTCAGATCCGAGCTCGTCCATCCCGACCAGGCCGTAACCATCCCCTGTTTCCATATAAAAGGATTCAGCGCTTGTGACAAAAAGCTCCATATCACCGGCGGCGTTATAGCTTTTTGACAGATAGAGGGTTGTATTATTAATCGCGGCCATCCTGTTTGATGCGCCTCGAGCATGAAGCATAATTTGAAATGGCGGACTTGCGGCCCAATCTGCAGCCGGTTCTGAAATCTCCGCGGTGTTGCCTGCCCCGGTCCACACATGGGGCTCGTTAACTCCGTCCGCAATGAACAGCTTGTCTTCTCCAAAAGCGAAAGAATAGGGGAATGCAGTCCCAAGGCCCGTAGATATTTTATCGGCATCATTTTTATAGATATCGCCATCATCTGTCGCGACGACGATATATTGAGTAAGATTGCTGAAAGTGCAATCGCATATTCCAAGGATCTTTGGGGTTCCGGCAAAGGCCGAACTATAAACGTGAGCTGTGCCGCCGCGTTTCCTTCTGCCGCCTTTTTCAAAAATAATGTTGGCCGTCGGATGCACCATGGCGTTTGGCGGAAGATTTTGAGTCATGCTATTCCAGCCCACCAATCCGCCGCCGGCACAACTTACTATCCGATGCGATCCCTTGTATGCCATTTATTTGCCTCCGGATACAGCGCTTTTAAGCCCCTCTTTATCAACTCCGTCCAGATCGTTAGCCATCATAGCGATCAGCATTGATTGATATACCCCGTTCTGCTCTTGATATCGGTCGTCGTCTTCTCCGAGCTTCCAAACATATATCCCCTGTTCGAACACTCCGGCCCACCTTCTTAATATGGTTGAATAAAAAGCGGACGTGATATCAATCAGCATTAAATCGGCGTAATACCTTCGCTGTAATCCTCCAACCGCGTCGGGGACCGGATATAGGGCCAGTTCTCCGACCGTTGTATTCGGTATATGGATGAATCGCTTCGGGGTTCCGGCAATTCCAGGATGCTGATATCGATCATAAAGAGCGATTGACATCATATCTCTCAAAGGAAGGATGCTGTTCACGACGATGTATCCGTCTCCCGTCACCGGCAAAGTATCATAAGCCGCTGCCATGGTTGCCCGTTTCGTTGTAATATTATAATCGTCGATAACCTGGGACTGATCGACGCCCGTTCCGGATGTAATAAGTAGTTTTTTCCCCTCTGCCTGTGCCTTTGTAACGTCCTCCGCAGCAGCAAGATCAACAACGCTGGTGCTCGTCACGGTTGCCAATACCCCCGAATGATCTCCGTTCATGTATCCTACGGAATAATTAGAATCAAAATCAGCCGGGTTCGCATAATGAGAGACACCGATAACCGTAATGTCGTACACGGTTTTTAAAAGAGGGCGCCAGGTGCGTCCGACATTCATAATGTCGCGTTTAACCTTTTCAAGGCCATAATCCTCTGCCCTGGTGATCTCGTCAGTTTCAGGGGATGCGCCATTGAGAAACCGAGTTAAAGCCTCGGTCGCTATCGTCGTTTTGGTTGGAGCTGTTGGAGCTGCCATTAAGTAACCCCCCTTAATATAAATCGTAATTGATGCCGCCGGGCATTTTTACAGGAGCTTTCCCGCTTCGTTTTGATGTTATCAGGGACACGGACTCATTTAGAAATTCATGAAGAGCTGCATCGCTGGAAGCGACTCCTGCGATAAGGACCTTTGACAGATATTCGGATATCACATCGTCAAACTGCTCATTCCATGGAACATAATCGTTCATGGTCGAAAGAGCAGGGGGTTTTTTCCAGTAATCGCCCTTGATTATTATGTCTGTGCTGGTTCCAGGGTACACATAAAGCCGGTTGTTTTTGAGTTTATAGTAATTCGGTGTTCCTGGTGATGTGTATAAAAGCGCCGTCGCCTGGTCGGGAAGAGGCTTTAGGGGCCATTTATAGCCATAGATATATGGCTCTTCGCCTACGAACCCCCAAAAATCGTCAGGCATATATCCGAAATCAGCAATAGAGGTTATGGTGGCCGCTTCCAGTAATACAAGCCTTCTTATCGCCATGTTCGCCGCATATCCCCAATTGTCGGCAATTTTAAAGCGATAGTAAAGATAGTTTGTTACGTTTGAAGACGTAATATATTTCGGATCAGCGGCATCGGCTGCGGCGTGTTCGTCGAACTGGGATGCTGATAAGTCGGCAGTTAATTCAACCCATGTTCCATCATTCGCATAGGCTGTATCAAGAAAATCAGCCTCGGTATTTGATCCCCAGAAGGAAAAATTCTTGACACCGTAATTTGTATTAGCCCCTGAACTATGATAATTTTCATAATAAATTCGGGCAATAACCGCCGCTTCCGAAAGTTTTATATGGAAACATTGATTTGTAACTTGGAAAAAAGCCGACTTCCACGCCGCATTGCCGGCGGCTCCGGTTAAAGAAGTAGACGGATTAGTGGCATTCCACGGGGCGCTCGTAAAATCGATTCCCGGAGGGACTGTGTCGCCAGCCAAGTAAGTCGTTGCCTTAACGTAAGTTGAGCTGTACGCTGGCGGATAGACTGCGTGATAAACCCCTTCCGCTTCCGTGGTCAACCTTGACTCTCTTGCATCGAGGGTTATTGTTCCAGCCACCAATGACGAAATTCTGTGCGGCCCCAAATTTCCAGACAAGGCGCTGTTCATTCCTATTGGCATCCCCACTTGAAATCCTGCAGTAACGAATCCATCGGCTGAATCGGTGATGGTGTCGCTGGTCTCATTCCCGCCACTCAAAAGGCCTATTGTTGCAGCCGCGTAATCTATAGACGCGAATATCGGGACTGACAGCTCGCCGAGCAGGAGATCCGATTCAAGAATATACAGCTTTTTGGCAATCGTTTTAATTGCTCGATTAAGCGCCGGAAATAATCCCGGCAACCTCTCGGCCGGAATCTGGTCTTGTATTTCTTCTATAAGGTCCGAAACCATTATTGACATGAATCATTCTCCTTACACTTTAAATCGGTTAGGAATTGGTCTTGTGTCATATCTTATCCTCATTCTCCTTAATTTCCTGTTTATCAATCTTGATTTCCTTCCGGTCAACGGCTATCTCGGCTCTTGCAATATCCTTGCGCCTTTCTTCCTGCCCGTCCCATTTTGAAGCACCGGGGAATCCACCTATCCATCCCCTTAACAATCCGGTAATGGTATTTGTCCGTTCATCAGGATGCCATACAGCAATACATTTCAGGACGGTAACGAGGAAACTCAGGATAAGACCTATGGTAATCGTATAGACAGAGATTAAATAAGTCCACCAATCGTTTGACCATTTGAGAAGGTTATCCATCGGTCACTCCCTATCGGAATCATAATTGTTCTTGCTCGCAATTTTGCACATGCACAGACAGAAAGCGTACACTACAATTAAGAGGAATATCAGCTTTAACATGTGACCTCCTTTATGCCTTTGCCGGGGTCGGCAACATGATCAATAGCCTGTTTCTTTTAACTTCTCTATTGACTGAATATCCCTGTTAATGGATTTAAATAATCTCAAGACCCTGAACACATGACCTTTGACGTAAATATCTTTTGAATGTTCCATGTACCTGACAGCCCGAAGCAAGAGAAATTCCTGCCAGTTTTCGGGGTTCTGGTTCAGTATTTCCTTATTCCCGCCTCGCATCGGATTTACAGCACCATCAAATAAACAGATGTCCATCGGATAAGGAGCTTCGTTGCATCCGGCTGGCTCCCAATATTTCCGGTAATAAATATCCTTTGCCTGCTCAAGTGTCAGATTTTTGACATCAACTTCGGGGTTATATTTCTGACAAATTCCGAAGCGGGTATAGCCACCGGGGTCTTGTGGATCGTCTGAGTCCTTGCCTTCAAGACCAATTATCAGAATAAAGCCTTTTGCGTAGGATAGCCTCATCTCCCACCCACCCTATTCCAGAACCCTAACCCTATCAGACTAAAAATACCCACAATGAAAGTGCCGATAATTAATTTCCATATCAGCATCCCGGTCTTTTCAGTAATACCCTTGAAAGAAAGCATGAAAGGAATAACAGCCTCCATATCTTCGGTTCTGATGTTTTGAAACCTGCAATAGTGACCGTCTAGGGACTTGATAACACCTGAAACAATCAGCTTAATATCGTCTTCGTGAAGCCTGTTGTTGATTCTCCGATCTTCTTTGTTCCAAGGTTTTTCCATGAGTCAGCATCCTCTAATTTTAATTGTTATTGTCCTGTCATACCTCCAGATTGGTATATTGCAGTCATTCCCCCGGCTTGATTTTGGGCGGTGGATTTTGCCCCAAGGCAACTTAACGACACATTTTTATCTGCGGTCATTGAAAGTGAGCAGTCCGCCCCTGTGCAATCGCCCGAAAACACCGAAGCCGTGGAGCATGTTGAGGTCACAATTACGGTAGCGCCGGAATAGTATTGAGCCGAGCAGTCCAAATTGTACTCGCCGCAATGGATACCGCCAACATCGGTATCAGCCGTTATTCCATCTCCGGGGTATGTCACGGTTAAAGTGTATTTCGGGTCATCTGCGAAAGTCGCTATTGCTGTGCAGTCGTTTGCTGGCATATTGAAGACCGCACTGCCTGTTCCTGTAGCACCGCAGGTTCCAGACCATCCGGTAAATGAAGCGTTAGCCCCTTCTGTGGCTGTTATGGTTACTTCTGCCGCAACCGTATAGGCGTGTGAGCCTGAAGCCGGATTTGTCGTGCCCTCTCCCGTTCCGGCATAACTTACAATCACCGCAAATTGGTCTGGAGTGGTTTGGCTGAATGTAGCTGTGACGTTTTTGGCCGCTGACATCGTAACTACGCAGGTTCCGGTTCCAGAACAGCCTTCGCCAGACCATCCATCAAAAGTGTTGTAATCACCGGAAGGGGTGGCGGTTAAAGTGACTTCGGTTCCAGACGCAAACGAATAAGAACATCCTACACCGCAATTAATACCAGATGGGGAGCTTGTAACCGTACCTGAACCGTCCCCCGCCTTAGTTATGGTCAAATCGTAAAAAACAGCTTCTTCGGTAATTTCATACCCTGCTCTTCCCGCAACAGAGGAGCAGGTTCCGGCTCCGGCAAGAGGATGAGGGCAGGTGTACATCTGGTAATAGGTGCTCCATGTGTCCGTAGCTGTGCATTTATAAAGTATGTTGGTGTCAGTTCCCCAATAGCCAACCCCTGTTGTGCATGTAGCTGGTCTCGCGGTAAAAAGCCCGGAGCCTACACCAGATGTTCCGTTAAAAGAAGCCCCGTTAATATAATAATCTTGGTTAGCTACGATCATTAAATTATCGCCACCTGCCGATGGGACGTACACGCTTGTAACAGCAGATGCGTCCTTGATATTCCCCCAAATATAGGCAGGAGTTAAATCTTGAGAAGGAACTGGCCTTGTAGAATAATCTGCCCAATTTGATGAATCCAAACCCCTGCCTATCTGGTCTCTGCAAGGATAACCAGCAGTATCACCACTCCCTGTATTGCCATCCCATTCATGGTCTCCGTCACATGCCCCTCTCCGAGTTGTTGTGTCTGTACAGTCGGGATAATCATCAGGGCAGGTTGTTTTACGTTCAAGATCAAATTCAATGCTCCCGTTAAAATCAATCTCAGAAGTAAAATCGTTTCTAAATATTACGCCAGTTCCACCTCTAAAATATATAGCCTGCCATGTTTTTATTGATTTGCTGTTGAAAGCGTTGTTATATACTTCCCATGTTTTGCTTGCTCTATATCCAGTTAAAAGACCGTGAGCCATAATTCCATTTGCGTTGTTATTATATCTATAAACGTATTTTGAACCCCTGTTGCTGTCCACATCGTTTTTAGTAAAAGTACCATCATCATCAAATGTGTTGTTTTCAATATACACTGCATTGGCAGTTCCTAAGTCCAAGGCATCGTCCCAAAGTGAATTTATACCAGCAGAGGACAGACTGGCATTCGACATTAATATTCTTGCGTTATATAATGTGTTATTGTCAATTAACCCATATGCGTTATCTCCAGATACGGTAACATCAATATTAGCAAAAAGCCCTGAATTGGACTGTGTGTTTGTGTAATCATTTGCGTCAATCCTCCATCCAGAGCCATTGCTGATAACAATAGCTGTTTGAGATGACGCTGTTGAAAATTTAAATCCGCTTATCCGCCAAGCATCAACGGTGTTGATATTAAAAGCACTTGCGCCTGACCATGTAATTGTTAGATTGGTTTTGCCGGGGCCGATTATTTTAACTGCTTTAGTAACCGAAACGGGAGCAGCCCACGCAGTCGCACCATCACCAGCAATGACATTAATGGTGTTCCCCGTACTTGCAGCCGCAATGCACTCCGCCACATCTGCGGCCTCATTGCCGTCTGTTTGCCAGACTCCCCCGCCCAAGTCGGTACAGGCAGCATACGCACTAAGGGGCATAAGAATAATCAATAATAATGATATAAGTGTTTTATTCATCGCAGGAAGTTACCCTAAAATTACATTGGGCGGATGTATCAATGCTTGTCCATGCCGGAGTTCCATCGGCATCTTGATCCATACCACCTGTATTGGTTGCTGTTCGATTGCAGAGCCATCTATAATAATTGCTTGCATCCCCAGCCACAGAGGGATTCAAAACAATATGGTAAACGCTTGTGTTTGTAATTGAATACCCAGCAAATTTATACTTAACATCTACGGATGACGCTCCCGGAGGCCCGATATTTGTAGTCGTTGACTGCACACAGGCATCAAGGGCAGTTCCAGATGCCGGGTTACTGCCATCAGAAGGGCATAGATAGGCGTACAAATATCCCGGAGGAGTTCCAACATCAGATATCTTTACGTATACAGTCAAAGCTGTTCCCGAAGCTGTGGCTGTAATAGCAGACGACACCATACCTGTTGTGCCATCACTTATAGCCTGTGAAATATCGCCATCCGTTCTTGCAGTTGCCAAATCACCACAAGTGGCCACCGCCGCCCCACTCGTCCCCATCATCATCGTAGTAGCTCCCCCGCCAGCAAAGGCGAAGGCAGGGAATAAGAGAATCAATAATATGATACTAAGTTTATAAAGTTTCTTCATGGTGTAGCCTCCCATTAATCAGTCACCCATGTTCCCACGCTGCTATTACACATCCAATTGTATGGTTTTGTGTAAGCCGTAGAACTTGTATATGCAACCGTTGTGCTGGCAGCGTCAAGAGCGGTAGTCCCGAAAGTGAAAGTTCCGTCAGATTTTGAAGCTGTCACATTGCCCATCCTTGTGTGAGCAGCGGCAACCGCAGGAAGACCAGCAACCGCAAGAACAGCAGAGGCGTATCCCGTTGCGTTATCCGTAGCTTCGATTGCATCTATTGTGCCGTCCGCTCCTATATCGAAAGCGACCGCCCCAAAAGAGCTTTGTGGAATTACATCATTACCGGGCGCGGTTCCGGCTGCTGTTGCGGCCTTTGCGTATCCAGTACCGCCGATGTCAAAGGTGAAAGCTCCATTTGCAACTGCCGTATTTGTCGTTCCGATTGCCAGAGCAGCCCCTGTTTTAATGCCAGTGGATGCAATTTGTTCGGTTCGACACATTACCTGAGCGCCCTGAGTAGGGGCAGCGATTGACACATAGGTCTTTCCGCATGTACCATTAAGACACATAAAGTCATCAGGCGTGGGAGTCGTATTTGCTGTGAATCTATAATAGCTTGCTCCTTGAGCCTCACCTACAGAACCTATGAAAACCAGCCCTGCTTCAGCCACTGGGAGGGTGTGGTTTCTATTATTAACCCCCTGCCCCGTATTGGATATATTTGTCCCTGATACTTGCGCGACCGAAAGGCTTAAATCCGCTGCACCGCCAGCTACTGTTGGGAATTTGCTTCCTATCGTGCCAGAGGTAAGGAGATTGATTGCGCCAAGGTCAATGGTGTCAATGCCCGTATTCGACCCAACCGCAACGGTATTCGCAGCACTTCCAACCTCAAGATACAGGTCTTCAGAGTTAGCGCCAAAGAACAGGAACTTGCCGGAAGCATACCCTAACTCGCCTATCGCATCAGGGGTCGTGTCACCAAGGACGATGCCGCCTAAACTCAGCGAACTTATTAACCACACTCCATCCTCATCTATAATTCCGATGTAGCTTGCCCCGTCATATATTACCCAATAGTTAGCCGTTCCAGCATAGGTAATCGGGTCCCAAGTGTCATTATCGGCATAGTACCAAGTACCGGCTACGGGAGAGCCGGGAGCCGCGGTTAACGGCGTGAAAGCCATAGCCGGCAAGGTGTGTGTGCCTGTAAAAGTCTCATCGGCGGTGGTTGCATAAAGGCCATCAAAATAAGTTTTCAAAAATGCTTTAACTGAAGTCCAGGTAGTGCGAATCAGATTAAAGGAATCCGCTGAATCCTGCCCGGTTACTTCGTCTGCATCGACCAAGTTGGCTTTCTCGGTTGCAGCGTGGTTTATGGTAGAGATGTCGGATTCGGAGACGGAGCCGGAAACGCCCTCCTTGACCCCATTAATTATGGTCTCGCTGTTTGCGGAAGGAGCCATTATAAGGCAAGCCAGCCCAATTAAAACAATAATGAATGTCTTTTTCATAGGTCGTTTTCCCCTAAAAAGTTTTATAGACTATTTCAAGTCCATAGGTCTTGGTCCCGGCATTAGCCCAGGCGATATCAAGTTCATCATCCGCCGAAAACAGCATCGGAGTATCCGGGCTCCATGTAAGATCGGTTACGGCCGTCATGTCTTGCGTGAGCAAGTTATGGTCATAAGCAGCACCGACGCCGCTATCGATTATGGCCGTCAAATCGCCAGCTCCACCAGCGGCGGAAAGATGGACACGGATACTTTCAAGCTCCCAGGGACGCCCAGGGGCTATTGTCTTGGCGATCGCCGCCGCGCCGGTTGCCCTGTCGATATTATATATTGATTCTGTTTTTCTGATTTGAGTCATGGCAATATTACCTCCTTATGTGCCAATCAATATCATGCGGACCGAAGAGAGTCCTGAAAGATCTATGCCGTCCGCGACCTCTAGCGGTTGAAGATTCTGAATATCTGACACAACCCCCCATATTCCCGCCCCTGTTCCGGTAAGGTCTGATTTAAGACCGATTACCGTTCCTGCTGCCGGGGCTGCCGCGCCTCTTGTTCCGGGGTTGTACCAATCAATAACCGCTTCGCCTGCAGCCGGAGTACCCGCGTAATTGATTAGAACCTGAGTTGTTCCGCCATTGACCGGTAATTGTCCGGTATAACCCCATATTAGAATGGGATAATCGAATGTATTCGTGTAAGGATCTCCGCCAGCCTTTGTTGCTGCCTCATTATCGAACACCCTGTCAGCCAGAAAACCGGATGCGGGCTTTTTGATATAGGTGAATTTCGCGACCTTTGCGTTTTCGTCGGCATGAGTGGCCTTGATGTTGGTTAATGTCTGGTTCATGTAAATTGCCACTTCTCCGGAAGCAGCGGTATCGTCTTCATCGATAATCGTTAGGGTTTTTGCTGTCGCCGAGGTCCTATCCGCATACATAACGGCAACGGCCGCATTAGCAAGAGAAGAGGTTGCTCCGCTTGCAAGAGTGACCGATTCATCCTGCACCAGGTTTTCCCATACTTCTTTCCATGCCTGGGTAACATAAGTTACATAAACCGGCTCTGTGATGTCATAGATCTTGATGTCGTCGATAACGAAACGCCCTGTATCGGAAGGTACCAGCGAAAGGCCGTCTGTCGTCGTGGCGACGATCTCCCAGGTATATGTGCCTGTCGTGTCTGCCGTTGTCGCTGCCCCAGCGGTGCCTCCGAGTGTCGGAGTGATGGTTCCGATAACCTCTGCCTCTGCGCCCTGTTTGGCCAGAGAGAGGCTTAATCTGTACGTTCTCCCAATAACAGCCGCAAAGTTATCGTGCGTAAGCGCATTTACTCCGCCAGCGTCTTTTTCGAGGTTGTTTGTGCCGTAGGTCCAGGGCGTTGCATTAAACGTCCAGTTTGTTGTTCCGCCGGTAAACGCTCCATCCCCGACCAATCTATCATAGTCCTTGACCCGGATCTGCGTCCTGGCGCCTTCTTCCATCTGCGAGACAAGGCAACATTCATCATCGGAGAGAGACGCGATAGCTATTCCTGTAGATCTGAATTTCTTGTTGTTTTCCGACCGCGCGATATTCATAATGAACGCCGCCGGGTACCTCAACGTCGCAACATCACTTGCTGGTGTGATCTTTTCCTCGTAAACAATCGGGGGCGCGGGAGCAAAGACCTTGATTTTGTTATTTGTATAATCGTACTGCAAAGAATAGCCCTTAGCGGCTTCTAAAATAACCGCCTCGACCGCATGAATCCCGAAAAGCTGATCTGTATTTACACTTTCCCCGCCGAAAGGGTAGGAGCTGTCGAGCGCGATATCCGCAATAACAAGGGCCTTGTCCCCTACGACGGAGAAAGTTTTAGAGTTTACTGTAAGCGCCATCTTACACCGCCTTTTTTTAGTTATGCGTTATGGTTATGCGCCAAAGGCCATCCAATAGCCGTCGGTATCCGATGTAACTATGATCGTTACCGCCGATCCGTCGCATGGAAGGGTTTCGTCAACGGTCGGGGCGTCTGCAACGATTGCGCCGCCCGCTGCGGTCAGCGAAATATGTTCACAATGATGAAGCCCGGTATTGATATTCCCGGTCGTCTCGCCGTCACCGTCCCAGGTGCCATAGGTAGCTCGCTTGTCACCGAATACGGTTTCGCCTGTTTTAGTTGCTGAAAAAGCCATTTTTATATCCTCCGTAGGTAGGCAGGGGTTTCCCCCTGCCCTTTATGTGTTGACTGTTGGTTAATAACGACCCAGGAATATCGGGTTGTATTTTGCCGACACGTTCGCAAAGCCTATCGTGTTACCGATGAACGGCGAGGTATAGCCGGCCGATGTTTCAAGCGCTCCTGCTGTTGCTGACAGGTTGATGTTAGATCCCAGAGCAGTGTTGGCCTGGTTAAGCACGCAACCGACGCCGCCAGTTTGAAGCCAGCAATAATACAGGGTTGTTACGGCAATCACAGCTATACCGGCGAAGCCGTTTGCAAGCGCCGTTGTGTTGGAAACCACGCTCCACGGGTTCGGAATAAGCGCGAAAGAATCCGTCGCTATAACCGCCGCCCTGACAGGTTCCGCAAGATTCAGAGATACAGCTTCAGACCCGGCAGCGCTTACTCCGTGAGACGAGATCATCATCTGCTGGCCGACCGCGCCAGCAGCGCCGTCGTATATCTGCAAATATCCGTCGTCATACTGATTTGCTGTGAGGGCTGTTGCTCCGATAAGGACATTGACCGACATATCGCCGACCGACATCGTGTAGCCTGTATTCGCCTGTTTGATATGGTTTGCAATCGCAGGGGCCATAATACAGGCTTTGCCTGCGGCCAGTGCTCCGCTCGCTCTTGCGTACCGGAAAGATCTGCCGTCTGCTGTAAATCTCAACGCCCCAAGAGTTTCCTTCTTGGTTGCTGATTGTTCGTAAAGGCCCTGATTCCAGCCCTGTGTTTTAAAAGGATTAGCCATTGTCTTTTTCTCCTATGTTAAGGTTTAGCCAGGGAGTTGCCCCGGCTATAAGTGTATAAAATTAAAAACGAAAACCGTTTAGCTCAAATTGCTATGGGACTTGTGAGCCTTTCTGTTTGAGCAGATCAGGTTCCCATCGAAAAAGATCTTGAGCGTTTTTGCCGGTGTACCGGAAGGAAGCAGATCCCCCCAGGGTGTTCTTGCAAAATATCCCTGTTCGTGGATAGCCCAACCAATGTACTGGCTATTCAGGACAAAGAGATATCCTGACGGGCAATAATCGTCTGCAGCGATCAGCATTTCCTCGAATACAAGGTGCGTGAATCCGGCTTTTACCGATGTGTCCTTGGTGAATCTCTGCTGGACCTGTAAAATTCCGGAAACGATATTGAACAGCGCCTCGGTTGTGAGGCCGATATCGGGTTTTCCCCCGGGGCCGTCGCTGATCTTTGCGCCGGATCGCAGGGTCCGGATAACCGAAAGGGCTATCGCCTCGACCGTGGTTGTGTTTTCTGCCGACCAGGGCTTTGTCCCGTCTGCAGCAACAAGGTCGTTCTCGGCTATTCCGCCGTATGCGGTGGCCGCTGCCCCATAACAGAGGGACCTCAAGCCGGTAATTTCGAGGGCGCCGTCACCAGCGGCCGAGTAAATCTGCTGTGCGATTTTCTTCCTGGCGGTTTTCTGTGCTCCTTCGAGTTTCGCCTGAACCAACTGAACCTCGGCATAGGCCCCGGCGTTTTCCAGTTCATCAAGCCTGTGAACGGTTGCATTGCCGTAAACATGCTTCCATTGAAAAAACGCGGAGTTGAGAGATTCTTTGTCGTCGGAAGAAAGGGTTGATGCCTTTGAATAGAACCCGCCTTCCTGCCCGTCGTAAGACAGGTTTACGCGGATCTTCTTCCCGCCGTTCGGTCTTTCCCATAGACCTTTTTTGTTGTTCATGAACAGATCCATGAAAAAACTGTCGTTAAAATAAATGTCGATCGCTTTCCGGTTGTCAGCAATAAAGTAATCAGCGGTTATTGCTTCCATTTCTGTATAAGTAAGTGCCATTTCAAGATCTCCTTTTTGGAATCATGGAGGCCGTTACTGCGGATTCTGGCGCATCTGGCTCAACTTGTTGGCCATAATCCGCGTAAAACCCCCGAATTGTTTTGTGTTTTGTAATGAAGCGTCCGGAGTGATCCCAGGAGCAACACCGGGTCCATCGGTTAAGACCGTGGCATTCCGTTTTGCCTGGAAGTTTTTAGTTATCCTCGCTTCGGTTTCTTTAATCGCCTTTGCGACGGCATCATCTACGGCCGCCTTTACCCTTGTCGCTTCCGTCAGCTCTTTATGGGCAGAAATCGCGTTGTGGCCTGGGTGAGCTTTCATGTATGTTTCCAGCTCTCCGGAATCCCACATCTTTTTGAAATCCGGGTTTGCCTTTTCATAATCGCTGAAAGTTTTGTCCATTCCCTCAACGGTTGCCTTTTTTATGGCTTCCTGCTCCAAGAGTTGTTTGCTCTCATAATGAAATTGAGCAAACCTGTTGGCCTCATAGCCAACCGGATCTTCCTCCATCCATTCCCTTAACTCTTCCGCCGACATTTTAGTAATGTCCTTGAACGGGAGTTCGGTGGATGGCTTCTCGGCTTCGCCTGCAGGGACGGCCGGTTTAGTCGTAAGCGCTTCAAGTTTCGCTTCCGCCCTTATCCTGGCCTCTCGCTCTTGGTCTCGTTCGCCGATAATTTCTTTAAAGCGGGGGATCTTATCGTACCTTTCGGTATCGTCTCCGCCTTGTTCGGGGTCGTTCGCCCCGACCGGTTTTGCGTCCGCTGCTGGCTTAACTGGTGATTGATCTACTGTTGATACAATCGCTGCGCTTGCATCCGGACTTGACATCAACGAAACCGGAATAGACGATATTCCGGCCCTGTCCGCGTCCACTATGGGAGCAGTTTCAGGGGTTCCTTTAGCGTCGTCTGTTTTCGTTTCTTCTGGTAACATTTGTTTTTTTCTCCTTTATTGGTTGAATAAAAAAAGGCCCGGTTAAATCAGATGTTTTCTGACTCAACGGGGCCTTGGTATGTGGCGCGGTTGACTTGCCTCTCTATGCGTCTTTCGAGGGATAGGGGCAGTTATTTATGGGCTATTTTTGTTCCACCAATTCCTCCAACAACTTTACAATCATCTTAAAACCTCTTATCAAAACTCTGCATATTTGTTTTGCGTCTTCACTCATTATCTGATTTCTATCGCCTCTCGCTCTCGGTGCTTTTTATACAGATCATTAGTGATTGCTTTGGAATCAGGCCCCTCTGGTCTTCGGTATCTTGGCGGCGCTCCGCCCTCATTCTCTGCATATCTGAGCCCCTCTGCCTTAAGGTACCTCTTAAGGTTTGATCTGGTCGGATTCTTCGCCAGATCTCTTGCGTGCGGCCTTGGATCTCTGGCGGCTGACTCTTTATCGAGCAAGGCTTCCGCCGATTGCCTTACGTGCAGGACGTCCTCATTTACGATATTAACCCCGCCCATGCTTATGATCCTCTTCGAATTCTTTCCGCATGTCGGGCAGCTCGTCCAGGTGTCGTTTATTCGCTCTATCGACTCGAAGACTCCGCATTTTTTACATTCGTAATCATAAATAGGCATTTACTGTGCCTCTCCCATGGCGTTAAGTGCTTTGAGGGCTTCTACCAGGTGCATCTTTGCCGTGTCAATCGGGCTCCCCTCTGGCGGAGCTTCCTGGGCCGGTGCTGCTGCCTGTACTGGCGGTCCACCTCTCATTGCTGAAGTTTTGCCTGCATAGCGCTTGTCGCGCCCGGATTCTGTGTCGGTATTGCCATTTTAATCTCCTCTTATAATGCCTTGTTATCACTCTTGGTTCCCCGATCTACGAAACCGGGATCATTGGTTAATTTGCTGACTATATCCGCACCTGTCTTGACGTCTTCCCTTTTGTGGCTCTTGATATCGCTCTCCATCTTCGAAACAGACTCGGCCCTCTTAATCCTCATTTGCTGTTCGTCAAAATCAACACCGGCGAGCGCGACCTCCTGTTTTACGGCTTCTGTTTGGATCTGTGCCGTCGTGAGGGCTGCTTCTGCTTCGAGCTTTTTAACCTCGGCCCGCGCCTTGGTTGTTTCAACGTCTTCGGGTTTTCCCTGTGGTTCGCCCTGCATTTTCTCTTGCATGAATTCGGTCATAAACTGTTCGAATGATGGGAACTGGCCTTTTTCGATAGCTGCCTGCAGCTTCTTAGGATCTATCTCGATGATATTCTTGATATATTCCATGATGTGAGGCGGTATTCCGGCTTGTTCCATCTGGTTTATAACGCTCCCAAGAGGACCGGCGTTCATTCTTTTTAGTACCTCGGCCCTGTTCCCCCAATCCAGCTTTTCAAGAAGCTCCTGCCGATCAATGGCATTTCCCTTAAATAGCTCGAGGGCTTCTTCGCGCTGCTGCACTCTCGAAATAGGCAGGGTTGATCCGGAAACAACCGTAAGTTTCGCCGGTGTTATCAGTCTGGTTCCGACTATTGACTTGGATGTTTGCTCTCCGTCTTTCTCGGCATAAGATATCCAGCGCTCTTCCGTATAAAAGTTATGGAGATGGGATATATACATCCGGCCTCTTTCCCTGATAAGCCTCCCGTAAGACCTGATTTTCCCTCTCATTGTCGTTGCTGCTCGTTCAAGAAGAGCCGCGATCGCTTTATAGGCTATAACATTATTCCCGACCTGGGCCTGGTCCAGATCGAATGTACCGGCTATCAGGAAGAATAGATCCTTGAATAAGGTTATTGATTTCTCGATATCAATACTCGATTGAGGCAATTCCAGATATCTGATCCCGGCGCCGGTCTCCGCTGTTGTCGGTCTGATTATGCCCGGATAATTAGTGAATTCGTTATTCTCTACCCCCGAATTCTTCGGATTTATTATCTTTCTCCTGGCCGACTTATCCTTTTCCAGCACCATTTGAGACAGGCTTTTATTGAGCTCCATATTCAGGGCTTCGAGCTGTTCAAGGTCGCTTATTCCCCAGGCGCTCGCCGTATCCTTTACCGAGTTGGCGCCGTAAAACGGAAACTTATCATAGAGATATGTCTGCCTGGCTTCATCCTCGCCTATGGATGGATTTATGTTCGGGTTATCCTTGTCTTCCAGGACGACGCCGCCGGAACAAGCGAGGACATATCGAATCCCGCCGGTGTATTTCATTTTTTCAATCAGGTATTCGTTCCCTATCCCGTCGGTCTGGGTTTTTTCATCCCTTACCATGGTGTTATCCCTAACCCACATTTCACACACGACGGTTTCCTCGTCGTCAAGAGACTCGCCACCTGATATAAAGTTCGAGATACTTTTTACGATAGTCTGTATCGTGACAAGCATGTTATTCGTTTTCTTGTCGCCCTGGGCGTTGATATCCCGCCTGTCGTCGTTGAGATCCTTTAAAACTTCCTTGTCGGGTTTTATCTTATTGGCCAGCTTGGGGTATTTCGCCCGCATCCTTCGAACGCTTTTCGGATAAAAGTGGACTACGGCCTCGCTCGATTGTAACTCGCTGATATCTTTCAGGGCTACCGGATACCAACCAAAATAGAACGGATCGACTATAACGGTTTGAGCATCCCCCAGGCCGCCTTCAAGATCCTCGTTGAAAACAACCTTCTCTATACAAATGCCGTATGTTTCGCCGTTTAAAACCGAGCTTTCGAGCTTGTCCTGCTGTTCCTGGTCTAGCCACCAATGTTCGGCGGATCGCTGCAGATCGAGACAAACATCCTTCTGGTCCTCTTCGACTTTACCAACCGAGGCCACGTTAAAGGTCGGGTTGTTGTCGGTGAGGGTGTTCGTTGTCCTTTGGATATGCGTAAAGGTTATATTGGCACTCACCAGGGGAAGGCTCGCCGACGTTTTAGTTTTCCAATGTTTATTCCGACGCAACTTATAATTCCTGTTCCATTTCTCATGGAGGCCGAGACGCACCTTGTCGTTAAGGATCACCGCAAGGAGTTGGAAAACCTTTTTACCGACGTTCTTATCCCCTTCGGGCGGCAAGAGTTCATAGCTTTGATTCTTATCAGGCATTATTCTTTATCCTTATGTGAATTCCTATGAGACAAATACCCTCGCTGCTGGAAACTTCTCCCGCAAACGTCACATTTAATCAGATCCTGGGTGTTTGGTTTCTTTTCGGGCGCCTTGTTTTTGTTCAGTTCGGCCCGTACAGTCGATGCAGCCTGTTCATCTGTCGGCACAATCGTCCTGTCAATAACTGATTCGCGGTCGATTTCTGGTCTTTTGTCAACAAATTCGCCGGGTGCGCCATTTTTTGACACTCTGTAAGGCCCTGTAGTTGTCGATATTACCTCTTGGCTTATGAATGGTCGATGCGTTCTACCGTGTGGACACCTGAAATCCTCCCAGGAAAGAATAGGATCGAACGGGGCCGGAATCCCATGTTCCGGGTCGGGCGATTGGAACATGGCGCCTGTCATTGGGAACGAGAGGGCTTCCTCGGTTGTTTTAGAGATAATCTCGTCGCATAGTTCGCATTTGACTATTAGTTCACTCATTTTTTAGCCTCAACGGTTTGAATGATTTCATCTTCCCCGCCATACATGGCGCCGTAATACAAATCCTGATCGGCTTCCGCAGGTTTCTCCGGAAAGACTCTCGGTAACGCGGGGCCGACTGCCTTGTCCTGGGTGATCCTTCCAAGATAAAAACCGAGGCATACGCAAGCGATATTAAGTAAGGCCAGGGCAAAATACATTTTATTAATATCCATCGACATCACTATACGTCGTTCCGACGTCCTCTTTATTGGCTTCGTGCATCCAAAACTGTTCGTCTATTATCTTTTCAGCTATTGCTTCCGCCGCGTATCCTTCCCGAATCGGTTTCTCGATCATAGCTATGTGGGCCTGGGCGGATGTCATTCTCGGTTGGGGCGGGAAAGCGATAATCGGGCGCGCCATGCAAAAGTGACAAGCTTCGTCAAAACAATGGAGCTCACCTTTATCCAACACATACTCCACGTTCTTTGGATCTGTTTGAAGAAGTGGTATCGTGCGGATAAACTGATCGCAAGTATCGTAAACCATCAACATTGGGAGCCCTGTTTGGCGGCCTTCCGAATCTCGTGGCACCCTCAGGCGTTCTCGGAATTGCCTGATTTTCAGATCCCTGCTCGCATCTCCCGGAGATAAATATATACCTTGAGCCGCAAACATCTCAGCGGTTGGAGGCCCTTGTCCCCCACCCCTGTAATCAGGTTTTTTCTGAAAACAATCTGGGCCAGCCAAGCGGATCGTCTTATTAAAATCAACGCCATATTGTTCCGATAGCAGGCCTTCTCTGCGCTTTATTTCTTCCGCTACCCTGGAGTCTTCCCACCTCAAACCCCGGTTCGGCGTCTGCCCGTCCCATCCGTACCACTCTGCGAAACGGTATCCACGGCCGTCTGCGTCCACCCACCACCAGCCCCATGAAAACGGAGCGCCGAATCCCCAATCGAAAGTGGAGTATGTTTGAGAATATTTTGGAATTGGCATCGGGGAACAAACGTGGTATTCAGGTGTAAAATCAAAGGCTTGGCCTATAAAAATATCCCATCGACCGTCTTTATAGGCCGTTCGATATGGTTCGGGCAGTCCGTCGAGTCGGGAAATATATCCTGGATCGCGCTCCATCAGTATCGGGTTATCCTCCAGCTTGCCCGGAATATAACACCGTACCATTCCACCCTCTTTGGAGTCGGCTTGCTTTAATTCGTATGGCTTTTGATAATCCACCCATCGACGTTTAGCGAATTCATGGCCCACGCCTCCTGGATTAGACGCACAGGCTATACCGGGTATTTTGTGTTTATATTTATCAGGAACATCCAGGGCGCATCTTACGCGGCCCCGTAGATAGTCGTAAATGAATTCCGTGAACGTGGTGAGCTCGTCGATCAGCAATAAGTGTATCTCTGCTCCTTGGTAATTAAATACGTCTTGTTCGTACTGACAATGACAGAAGTGAAGCATCGAACCGTTTACAAATTCCCACCGGCGGGCCTGTCTGCTAAAATGACCGATTTCTCGCGGGAATTCACCCAGCGATGGTATTATGTGGTTTTTCTCAATTTCAGGGAACGTCCGGCGAAACAAGTATGCTTGAATCCCGGGGACTCTCATACACCAATCCAGGCCTTCGTGCCTTAGGGCATGGCTTTTGCCAGGACCGGCAGCACCGCCATATAGGATTTCGTTTGCCTGACATAGGTGCAGCAACTCTTGTTTTGGTTGTGGGCGATAACCCGTATCAATCTTCATCCCCAACCCTCCGCACCCCCGTTTCAACGATTAGGCTACCGCTTAACTCGCGCTTTTCCGGAGCATATAAACCAAGATATTTCATACCCATATCAATAAATTTGGCTTTATCATGGAGTTTTAGTTTAACCTGGCTGCTGTTTTCGCTCGCGCTTTCCGCCACCTCGGAGATACATACCGCCTGCTCCGGCGTTAATCTGTCTGACTCGATTATGGTTACATATCCAGGCCCAAACTTTAAAAAACTGCGAATATCGCTGGAGCAGATTGATTTTATCTGATACAAGAGGTCGTCTGCGGATAAATCAGCTTTTTTCATTCTTTCTGCCGCTTTTTGAGCAATTCGAGCAGCAATATTAACTTTCTTTAACAGTCTACACCCGATAACCCCGGCCGTTCTCTTTGAGTATTTCGCTCTTATAGCGGCTTGTAGTGCGTTGAAGTCTTTCAGATATTCTTCAACAAACAAGGCTTGTTTTGGACTAAGCGGGGAGTCGGCTGTGATCTTCCTTGATGGAGGAGGATTCTTTGCAACTACCTGCTTTCCGCTTTTTCTTTTCGGTTTTTTCGGTAATGATTTCAGGGTCTTGTCCTTCGTCTTTATTTATGTCCGTATATGGTGCGATAGCAAGACTAACCACCGCCCTGCGCCTGCTTAACTCTGTTGCTAATGCGTAATCATTTGCTCTTCCCTCGTATAAATCGATTGAAAATCTTGCCCCGCCCATGGCCAGGGTTTTAAAGCCTGAACATTGGCCTATAATCTTAATTTCTTCGGGGTTGTCTGGGTCTTTTTCCATTGCTCGCATTATAAGGGATATTTTTGGGGAAATTCAAAGAATGCCCGATATCGACCATTAAATACCCGATATCGACCTTTAAATGCCTAATAAATACCTTGACACGCTTTTTTACGTCTGCTTTTTCTTGGCTGATTTTGTCAGGGATCTCAAAAATTCATCCAGGTTGTCTTTATGGGAATACCACCGGTTATCTATCAGGACTGCGGGCAGCCCCAGATCGAGAAACTTCTTGAATGTGGTTTTTGACATCTGTAGATATTCTAAGATTTGTTTAGAGCCGACCAGCAGTCTGCTTTCCATCCATATCTCCCTGTTTAAAGACGATCCCGGCTTCGATAAAGCTTTTATTGGGTTTTCGCCTCTTCCTGCCCGTCAATGGTTGTCGTATCCGGCCCCATGGGCTCAAAACACTTGGCGCAATACGCACAGGGTTTATTGGCGATCAGATCTTGCCCTGTTGGAGATACTATCGCTGATACCGAAAATAACGTAACCCCGCCGGGCAAAAACACCTTTCCGCCGCATTTACACCGGATTTGTTTCGCGTGTGTTAAGTCAACCTTGATGGTTTGTCCCCGTCCTGGTTGTTGCGGTGGTAACGCTCCTATTTTCCTTAATTCCTCTCGTCTTCTTGCCTCGCCCATTATTTAGTCTCCTTATCGATTTTTTCGACCTTCATTAAAAATATCTGCCCCCTGCCGTTTCGTTTAAAATAATAAACATATCCGCCGCTTGCCTGAACGTAGGTTTGCCTGAACCATAGGGCCGGATAATGCCACCACTTGATTTTTGCTCTTTGTAGGTCGTATTGCCCGAATACGTAATTAAAATAAAACGGGTTGTCTTTTGTCATGCTCTGTAATTTCATTATTCCACCTTGGCCCATGTTTCCCTGAATGACATTCCCAACACTCAATTTTACAGTTTTCCGCTGTATCCGATCCGCCAGCTCCCTTTGACTTATTATGAGATAAATGAGCGCACTTGAATTGATCCCATTTTCCATCTATGGACCATCGAAGAGGTTTACCGCATGTCTCGCAACTTTCACCAGCTCGGCCCAGGTACAGCTTTCTTTTAAGCTCTTGGAGCTTATGGGGGGATAGTCTGATCGCTATTATCTTTGGGTCTGGGTTAAACATGGTCGTTCCCCTCTTTGGTTTGGCCGGGGAAACCATCACGAAACCCCGGCCCTTGATTTACCTATTCACCGATCTCCTTTCTGTTTCCCGTTGCCGGATTATTTAACTCCTACCAGCTTTAAAATCTTTCCGGTTATCCTGGCCTTACAGCTTTAAGCGCAGCTAAAACAGCCTCTTTTATAGTATCGTGTGGTCCCGTCGAAACCGAAAAGACATTATCCCTCTTCGATATCCCCACAAAATGTGCATACCACCCATCATGAAGTTTTTTAATAGCAAGCGGGATGCCGATTGCATCTGATATTTTTTCTGCGAGATCAAACAAGTCTTCAAGCGCGATTTCCATAATAGGCTCCTTTAATTATAGTTTGTTGTAACCTCATAAAATCTTACTGTTTTTTCATCGAATCTCATTTCTATGTTTCTTGTCGGCCCCTGTCTGTGTTTTGCGAGTTCCCAGGTTGCTTTCCCCTCGTCTTCTGGTTGCTTGGAAAACAGGAACGGTCTATGCCCTATTAAAATAATATCCGCGTCTTCTTCCAGGCTGCCGGTACTTTTTAAATCTGAAAGAGTTGGCTTGCATCCCTGCCGGTTATCTGCGTTTCTATTTATCTGTGCCAATAAACAAATTGGAATGCGCAGCTCCTTCTTTAAGGTCGAGAGTTCGTTGACAACAAACGATCTCTGTTCATATTCCGACTTGCCCTGGCCGCCCCGGATCTTACTCAACTGATCGATGAAAATTATCTCGATGCCCTGTTTAACCATTTTTCTTGCGCGTCTTTTTAATTCCTGAATCGTTAAGCCTCCGGTATCGTCCACATAAATTGAATATCTATAAATTTTCTCGGCCGATTCATGGATCTTGCGCCATTCTTCATTTGAAAGGTTTTGCCCTGTTGATAATCGGATCGAGTTGATATCGGTTTCTGCTGATATCTGTCGGTCAATCAGTTCTTCTTTGTCCATTTCGACAGAAAAGATCCCCACCCTATGCCCGTTTGACGCCATGTTTTTTGACATGTTCAGCATAATCGCGGTCTTTCCCGTTCTCGGTCGAGCTGAAATTATTATCAGCTTCGATCCCCAAAAACCTCCCGTCAGAAAATCAAGGCTTGGAAATCCCGTCTTTATCCCGCATGTTTTGCCTGTGGATAATTCCTCATATTGTAATATTCGCATTACACATAAATCCGGGAAAGAGGTCAGGTTGTCCGTCCCCAGGTTAAAATTGATCCCTAAAATATCAGCCTGTGCCTTGTCTAATATTTCAACTATGTTTTCGTTTGTGACCGTGGTTTCATAGGTTGAATTTATAATATTATTGGCTTTTTCGATTATCAGGCGGCCAACCGCCGCAGCCTTTATCAGCTTGGCATAATAAACCAGGTTTGTTGCCCTGGGTATATCCAGGAGGGCGCTGATATAAGCAGGCCCGCCGCTTTCTTCAAGGCAATCCATTAATCTTAATTCGGTAAATAAAAAGGGCGCGTCAATAGGCTGTTTTGTTCTTTTCAGATTAATAATGGCCCTAAAAATATTGCCATGCGCTTTTTTATAGAAGTCTTCCGGTATGAGAATGTCTAAAACCTCTGACGGATCTTCCAATAAACAGGCACATAAAAGGCTTTGTTCGGCTTCGATATTTTGGGGGGGGAGTTTGTTCATGATATAAGCTCCTGGACTGATTTTTCTTTAATGGGCCGGAGTTGTTGGTTTTCCTTTAAAGGGAAAACGTCTATCCATCCAGATTTTATTGATTTATTAAGGACGTCCAAGGGGTTTTGATTATATTCAGCTTTTATTTTTAATAGCTCCTTGATAATTAAATTTAAAGCATAGACTGTTTTTGTTGCCCTCTTTTTATTTCTAACTTCTAAATAAGCATCCCAGGTTTCTTTTGGCATCCATTCAGGCAAAACAAATTCCGTGTCGTCGGAAACAGGATTATGATTATGATTATGATTATGATTATGATTATGATTAGGATTATGATTAGGGTGACAATCTCCGTCGCCTGCCGACACTTGACGACAAGTGACGCTTTCGGGGGGCTCCGGGGTCTTTCTTAAATGTTTTGATCTTACCCTTTGATGTATATTAAATGTTGGAAAATACGCATAATATCTTCCGTTGTCATTCCAGATTCTAAGAATATCCTCTGCCTCAAGCTCCCGATTCCAGCCCTCGATCTGCTTGGTTGTGATTTTTTCTTTAAGCGGATAGCACCGACCTTTGACGACAAGCGGCGTCAACTCACAGCAACCGAAATCATCCGGCAGGCACAAGATTCTATAAAAATGCCTTTCGGCAAGATCGGATAGTTTATTGAGATTTGGAGAAGTCCATAATGATTCTTTGATAACCCTGTTTGGCATTTATGCCGCCCCCCCTTTATTTACACAAAAAGGCACATCAGACGAGGGGACAGCCTCTTGACCATGCAGGGAGCACGGTTTCTGATGTACCTTTTTCTGAAAATAGTTTGAATTTTGAGTTCTGTCCAACTCATAAGACTTGCCTTTCAATCCCGCCCATCACCGATAGTTTTCCCGGAAAGGGTTGATTTAGAATTATAATTAAAATAATTTTTAACCATTTCTATCGTTTGACGCCTCAATAATGTCGTTGTAGATTGTCTGCCAGAATCCGGGACGCGCCTTTATGATGCGGCTGAAGCAATAATATTTTAACGCTCTTGTGACGAGTTGGGATCTGTTGATATCCTCGACCCTGCAAACATGATCCGCTATCTCGGTCAGCCATTGTTCAAGCGTAACCGACACCGGTAATTTTTCTTCACTTAATTTTGGAAGACTCATGAGAATTAATCCAATTGATAAGTTTCTTTGTTGTTCGGCAACTAGTTTTGTGGTAGCGTCTCGCCTGGATATAGCAGCTCCATCCGCGAAACATCGCCCTGGGTTTCTATTTCAATTTTTAATGCGAGTTCCGGACCGGGCCGGCGCAATCCGCAGGACAGCAGGTTGACATAGTTTTTCGTAGTGCCGATTTTCGCGGCAAATGCCGCACGATCCTTTTTTTTGAGGTATTGTTTTAGCTTCATGTGTCGATAAATAATCTTATTGATTATTGATGTCAAGAAAAATTTTCACCATTTTGATTATGTAGGGAAATTATATGATTGATGTTAATTTAAACGACATTAAGCGGAAAAACCTGATGCGTTTAATGGAGGAGCGCAGCCTTCGCCCCATCGATCTCGCGCGCCTTATTGACCGCGACCAGGTGTATGTTTTAATGATTTTAAACGATAAAGAAACCGGGGCTCGGCGAAATATCGGAAACAAAATATTGAAAATTATCTGCGAGAAACTTAATGTTGATGAGAGCGAGATGTATAAATTCTCGTCTGTTCAGTTGCCGGAAAAATATTCAGGGCCGCTTCCGGTGATATCGTGGGTTAGCGCAGGGTTGCTTGCAGAGGCTTCCGACGAATGGCCTCCGGGCGTTTCCGGCGAGGGAGATCCGGTTCACTCATACAAAAAAACAGGGCCAAACGCATTTGGGCTGCGCGTTGAGGGCGACAGCATGTATCCGCGATATCTTCCCGGCGACATTATTGTGGATGACCCCGAAATAGCCTGTGACAACGGTTGCCCGTGTGTGGCGGTGTTAAACGGCGAGGCAACATTTAAATTTTATTATGATACAAAAGATGCTATTATATTGCGACCGATGAACAATAAATATCCCGAAATAGTTATTCGTAAAGACAGCCCGGTTGACTTCCGCGTAGTTGGAAAGGTTGTTGATGTTGTTGTAAAAATTTAAGCAAAACAGAGCATGTTAAGGAAGGGTTTTTGAAATGAAAATTAAAATTCTTGTTTCAATGGTTTTTGCCTTTATGCTGTTTTCATGTGCCCGAGACCCCTACAGGGGGATCACGCCATTTGGTCCCGATACATATACATCAAGCGCAACCCCCAAATTCAGAACGGCCCTCCTGAACAGAGCAAATGAGTTTTGTAAATCAAAAAACCAGGTAATTATGCCAATAAATGAAGACACAACAGGCCGGGGCTATTACGTTATAGTGTTTCGCTGTCTAAGCCCTGATGATCCCGATTATGTAAGAAAAGACTGGGAGCAAAGCCCGAATGTGGTAATCGAAGACAAGAGAAAATAGACCCGATAATTCAGAACATCCCCAAGGCCGTTGCAACTTCCTGATTGCAGCGGCTTTTCTTTTTTCATCTCCCCAATAATCTCAACATCATAATCGTTTTTATTATTAATGCCTTATCTCTTTACAGAGCCCCTCTCGCAAAAAAATATTACAATTTGATTATTATTTTTCTTGACATCAATAATCTTATTGATTAATTAATGACACAAAGCCAAAAACAAAACCACAAAATTTGAAAGAAGCAAACAGCTAAAACTAACCCCGAAGGAGGCATAAAAGGAGGCTTAAGCATGCCAGAATTAACAGTTAAATATGACAAAGATAAAGGCAGATATCTCTTCAGAACCGAAGGTGAGCAGGAAATTCATGAAACAACCGAAAGAGAAGCCAAACAAATTATCCCGAGTTATTGCAAGCTTGAAGTCCTTAAAAATCATCCCGAACAATGGTTTTATACTTAAAGAAGGAGGCATAAATGGCAGATAAATTATGGAAGGCCTTTCAAATCTTCACAGCGTTTTTAATTGTTTTTCTGGCTGGAATTGGAACCGGGTACTCGTGGCGGATGGCACATGAGATCGAATCACAGGTAATAAAATACACCTACATTATGCCGAGGAGCGAAGGATGAAAAACCCCAATGAATTATATCACCGCATTCAGGACGAAGAACAGGGTCCGCCGTGTAAGGGTTTGACTATTGCCGCCGCCGGAATCGCTTTTGTCGTATTCATTTATATCTGGTGCTGCTTACCGAAATAAAGGGGAGGGGATTATGTGGAATAGATTGATAGAAATATTGTTTGCTTTGGCGCATCCTGCTTGTTGGCTTTCGCAAGGCAGATACAGCGCAGAATGGGATAAAGAATTAAACAGACTGTTGGAGTGCGACAGGTTCATTAAAATTGATAAATTCAATGCAACAATCGGAAGCGTCCGGGTGTGGATAGCCAACCATCCTTATGCTTCTTTTGTTATGGAAGGAATGAATGTGCGCCCAAAAAGAATGACAGTTTATAAAGCGCATAAAAAACTTGTAAGGGAATATTTTGAGCAACGCAGGGAGGCAGAATGACTCAACAACCTCTTTTCCATCCACGACCAGCTCCTGCAAAACTTTTCACGCCGGGAACTCAGTCTTACCAACTATACGAAAGACTTCTTGCCGGCGAAGTTACAAATTCCGAGATAGTCAGACAGATGAACATACTGAACGGAACGGGAAGGATCTCCGATATTCGGGCAAAACTGAAACCCTACCTGATGGATATTGAGGCCAGCAGGATCGACAAGGGCTTATTTTCTTACAAACTGAAAGGATAACAATGTCAAAACACGAAGTTAAATTCGACGAGTACAAAGGAAAACAGACAATCTCAATTCCGTGTGGAGAGAATTCAAGAACAGGCGAGGTTTATTATTTCAGTTTCGGCCTGGCAAAAGCGAAGGCAATAATTGAGAACATGGAAGAAATCGAGAACTTTATTATTGATAATGAGAAGAAATAACAACAAGGGGGTGCAACATGGCTGAAAAAGAACCTAAAGAAAAAGAAATATTGAAAGAACTTGAAGTCGCAAAAACAGCAGGGGCAAATCTTTTAATGCCCTCAACTCAAATTGCGGGATTATCGGAGTTTCATGCGCCGGTAATTGAAAAGGTTGTTTTGAGCTCAGACCCGAAAGACGGTGATGTCTATCCGCATAGCTCAGAAGACGACGAAAACAAGCAGAAATTCAGGCTGACAAAACAGGCGCTTATGAAGTTGTCTGTTTGCGCCGGTATTATCTGGTCAGTTGCGGAGGCAAAACGGCTGGATAACAGATCGGATCGTAACTATTGTGCATTCGCAGCGGTCGGTGGAATAAAAAAAGCCGACGGGCAGCCGGTATTTTTCCGGGCTGAATACGACATTGATTTTGAAGTTGTAGAAGAAGAGCTCCGGGAATCCTACGAGGGCAAAGCCAAAAAATACAAGAAGGAAGCAAGCGCGAAAGAAAAGGCTGATTATGTCGAATTCTGCGTAAAGCGCGACATGCTGCAGAAAAGAAAACATAAACTGAAATTAGCGGAGGCCGGGGCCATGAACAGGGTTGTCAGGGAAATATTAGGACTCAAAAACGCTTACACGAAAGCCGAGTTAGCGAAACCCTTTGTCATGGTTCGAATAGTTTTCCGGCCCGACTACAACGACAAAGAAGTCAAGAAGCAGTTAATTCAGGCTCATATTCAGAGCATGACCGGGATTTACGGCAAACAGGTTATGGATGGCGCCGTTCAGGAATCAGAGCCAATTGATATCACGCCTATAAATCCTGAAAAAGAGGATGATCCCCCCGATCCCCCGGACGACAATAAGCCAGACCCTCCTCCTCCGACACCGGAAGAAAGCCAGATTCTTGACTTTCAGAACGGAGACGTTCACGAACAAGCTAAGTCACTCACAATTCTTGCGGATCGCAAAGGCTACGATCTTCCGGCTTTCCTGCAAAGATCAAAGATTAAAATCATACCCGAATTAACTCCCGGCCAGAGAGTGAACCTTTTTAAGAGCCTTTTAAACCTACAGGACAAAGCCAAAGACGACGATGGGATTCCTTTCTAAAACGGTATTCTCTTGACAACATTTTAGACGCGTGCTATGTTTCCATAAACCCTTACCTTGTAGGAGGATTATGGAAACAAAAACATGCTTTAAATGCGGAAAAGAAAAAGTTTTGGATGATTTTTATAAACATTCTCAAATGAAAGATGGCCGTGTCGGAAAGTGCAAGGAGTGTAACAAAAAAGATGTCCAGGAGAATTACGACAAAAACAGACTTCATTATGTGGAATATGAAAAAGAGCGATGCCAAAGGCCCGACAGAAAACAAAATGCGGGTGAGTACCAAAGAAAAAGAAGAAGGAAAAATCCCGAAAAATATCTTGCAAACCAGTTGGCAGAACGAGCCATTAAGTCCGGAAATCTCGTAAAGGGCGTGTGCGAGATTTGCGGAAAGGAAAAAGTTGAGGCGCACCATGACGATTACTATAAACCGCTTTCTGTTAGATGGCTATGCAGAAAACATCACTTAGAATATCACGGCAAAAAAGAGACGGAGACAATCCTATGGAAATATTAGCTACCGCCGACTGGCACTTAAAAGACAAAGATATCGAAGAGGCTGAAAAATGCCTCGACTTTCTAATTGAAACGGCGCGATCAGAGAAAGTTGATCTTATTATTAACGCCGGAGATACCTTTGATTCGCAGGAAATCAAGCTGGACTCAAAAGCTGCAAGGCTCGCAGTCAGAGTTGTTTCCGAGCTGGCAGATATCGCGCCGGTTGCAATTATAATCGGGACTCCAAGTCACGACGGTAAATCCCCGGAGATCCTGCAATTCGCAAAAGGGGTCTTTCCGGTTTATGTTGCTTCAATGCCGGAGCAAGTTTATCTCTACGAGGGCGGATTCCGCGATCACAATATGCAGGATGGCAGGCCGCAAGCTGTAATTACTATGATACCGCAACCGACAAAACAGTATTTCCAGACTGCTTCCGGAATTACTGACAGCGATCAGGAAATAGGTAATGCAATGTCGGGGCTGTTTTCTGGATTCGGGGTTCAGGCGGCGGGTTTTGATTGCCCGCATATCCTTGTCGGGCATTTTAACGTGTCTGGGGCCATGCTTTCAAACGGGCAGGTAAGAACTGGAATGGATGTTGAGGTTTCGCTTGAGCAAATTGATCTTGCACGTCCTGATCTGGTGGCTCTCGGCCATATTCATAAAAGTCAGAAGCTCGGAGCGCATACGTTTTACAGCGGATCTCTTTACCATCAGAATTGGGGCGAAATGGAGCCAAAGGGATTTTATCTACATGAATTTATCGATGAAGAATTAACCAGCTCGCGCTTTATCGAGACTCCTGCAAAAAAGCTATCAAGAATCAGCTTTGACTATACCGTCGGCGAAATCACAGGGATTGATGCCAATGTTATAAATGGCGTCAAGGGTACTTTTGCGCGGTTGGATTACAAAGTCTGGCAAGACGACGCCGACAAGATAGACAAAGAGGCAATCACGGAAATTATGAAAGCCGCCGGCGCCCTCGACGTCGATATCCGTATCGTCCGGGTACCCCGCCAGAATGTCAGGTCGGAAGCTGTACTCAAAGCAGATCGACTACGAGATAAAATACAGAAAATGGCCGAACTGAAAGACGAGGAAGTTGAATGGTCTATTCTGATGAAGGCGGATTCTCTTGAAGATATGGCGGCGGATGAACTTATTCGGACGGTAGGGGGTGCAGCATGAAAATAATCATCATTAAAACGCAAAAGGAGTTTGACGCTCTGCCCGAAATGTTCGAGGAATATACTCGAATAGAAATAAGGGTGGCGATAAGAATTACCATCAATAAGGCCTGGGGAAACAGCCATGTAGTGGCCAGGGAAAACAGCCATGTAGTGGCCAGGGAAAACAGCCATGTCGAGGCCTGGGAAAACAGCAATGTCGTGGCCTGGGGAAACA